ATGGGGGACATCGACAAGGCCACGGTGACCAAGGCCTATGCGCGCTGGGCACCGGTTTACGATCTCGTGTTCGGCCGCGTGTTCGAGACCGGCCGCAATTCCTCGATCGAGGCAGCCGAACGCATCGGCGGACGGATTCTGGAAGTGGGCGTCGGCACCGGCATTTCGCTGCCCGACTATGCCCGCAGCAACCGTCTGGTCGGCATCGACATTTCCGAACCGATGCTGCGCAAGGCCAAGGAGCGGGTCGAACAATTCAAGCTCGCCAATGTCGAGATGCTGGCGGTGATGGATGTCGCTCATCTCGGCTTTCCGGACGCAAGCTTCGACGCCGTGGTGGCGCAATACGTAATCACCGCCGTGCCCGACCCCGAGGCTGCGCTCGACGAATTCGCGCGCGTGCTCAAGCCCGGCGGCGAGATGATCCTGGTCAATCACATCAGCGCCGAGAGCGGCCCGCGCCGTGCCTTCGAACTTGCGTTCTCGCCGATCGCCCGGCGGCTCGGCTGGCGGCCGGAATTCGAATGGGCGCGCCTGCAGCGCTGGGTCGACGCGCATCCCGACATGCGGGTGATCGACCGCACGCCGATGCCGCCGCTCGGGCATTTCTCCATGATCCGGTTCGGCAAGCGCAACGCGGATTAGCCGGGTGCGCGGGCCGGGTGACGCCCCTTACGTGGGCGGACGGAATGACGGAGACCGAGCTCGGCGAGAGGCCGGCGCGGCCGGGCAGGGCGATTTGCCTGTCGCATAGCCTCGATCCCGACAATTGGACGCCGCCGGCGCCGGGCGGCGGGGAGGCGCCGGTCCTGCCGCCGCCGCGACCGAGCGAGGGACCCGCGGATCCTCCGCAGCGACGATCCCGCTGCATGATTTTGCCAATCCCGGCCCGCCGAACTTGACAGCATTTCCGGGGGCTTCCTATATGCGGCCACGCTTGCAGGCGTGTCGGCGCGGCCCGGACTCCCGGACGGCCTGATCCGGCGGCGGAGTAGCTCAGCTGGTTAGAGCAGAGGAATCATAATCCTTGTGTCGGCGGTTCGAATCCGTCCTCCGCTACCACTAATCCCTTCCGACAAACCGCCCGCGATAGGGGCGGGGCGCCGGTCAATTCTGACAGGCGAGTCCTGATTTCCACCTCAAAGCCGCGCTCGCCCGGCCGGGCATGCACGATCACGGCCGCAACGAGGGTCCGGACGGTTGCGATCAGGTCGGCATTTTCCGCGTCGCCGGCGCCCTCGCCGGCGATGATCTTGGCAAGGGCGCCAAGGTCCGCTCGGTAGCGATCGACGGCCGCCGGATGCAGGGTGATCACGTTGGGCGCCGCATCCATCGCGGCAAGCTCGGCCTTGAGCCGATCGCGCTCGCGCTCAAGATTGAGGACGGAATCGCCGAGCGTATCGGCGGACACGCGGCCTTTCAGGATTGCGTCAACGGCGCGCGCGATCTCGCGCTCGATCTCGCCGAGGCGGCGGGCCGAGCGCGCGCGGTCCTTTCCGGCCTCGCGCGCGAGGCGTCGGCGCTCGGCGTTGTAGGTTGTGACATATTCGGCGAGGGTGTCGGGTTCGGCGAGCGTTTTGCGCAATAGCTCGATCACAAAGCTTTCCACGCGCGCCCGGCCGAGCTTGCGGGTATTGCCGCACGTTCCGCTTTCGCGCACGGCCGAGCATTGCAGCCGCATGCCGCCGCGATCTTTGCCGACACTCACCATGCCAGCGCCGCATGATCCGCATTTGATCAGGCCGGACAGGAATCGTTTTGGGCGCCGCTGTTGCTGCGGCGTGAGGTTAAGCCGCGCGCCCTTGATCTGTTGCGCGCGCTGCCACGTTTCCTCGTCGACGATCCGCAGATGCGGCGCCTCTGCGATTATGTGCCGCTCGCGCGCGTTGATGCGCGGGACTCGCTTGCCCGTCGCCGGGTCTTTCACCATGCGCAGCCGGTTCCAGACGATGCGGCCGGCATAGATTTCGCTGAACAGGATGCCGTTGCCGCGCGCCCGATTGCCGTTGATCGTCGAGGCGTTCCATTGTCGCCCGCGCGGCGCCGCAATGCCGTCGCGGTTCAATCCGGCGGCGATCTCGCGCGGCGTCTTGCCGGCGATATACTCTGCAAAAATGCGCCGCACGATCTCGGCCTCATCTTCGGCGATCTCAAGCTCGCCCGGCTTGCCGGCGATCGGCCGGTATCCGTAAGCGCGCCCGCCGGCATGCCGGCCCTCGCGGATGACGCCGGCCATGCCGCGCCGGACGTGCAGCGCGAGATTTTCGAGGAACATTTCGCTCATGATCGCGCGCAACGAGCCGTCGAGGCGCGAGACGGCGCCGGTGGCGGTATGGATCGCGATGCCGAGAAATTCGAGCCGTTTGCGGGCGTTGTGAAAGTCGGCCTGATCGCGCGAGATGCGATCGATATCCTCGGCGACCAGCACGTCGAAGGCGCGATCCTCGGCTGCGCGCATCATCGCTTGAAAGCCGGTGCGGTTGACGATCGATGCGCCGGAGATCGCGCGATCCTCGAACACATGCGCGATCGCAAATCCCTCGCGCGCGCATACGTCGCGGCACAAGGCGACCTGATCAGCGATCGAGCGCTCGCTTTGTAGGTCTGTCGAGAATCGGGCGTAAATCGCGGCGCGTTTCATGGGCGGGATCGGCAAGCTCGGCAATGGCCCGCGCATGATCCTCGCGCGCGGCGCGGATGGCAAGGGCGCGGGCGAGCGCCAGCCGATCCTCGCGCGGGAAAATCGCGCTTGCGGGGGGATATGTCGCCGCCGGCCTCATCTAATCCACAAGTTTCGCTAGTCGCGCGTCTCAACAAATTCGATCCGGCAACGGTCGGGCAAGCCCGCGTCGTCGGCATCATCGGCGATCGCGGTCATGTCGCGGAAACCTGACCGCCAGCGCGCGCCCTTGCGGTCTGACTTGTAGGCCAGCGCGCCGGTATCCGGATCGCGCCAGACGAAAAGCGTCGGGATCGGCTCGCCGGCGTCATCCTCGGCGACCTCGCCGGCAACGATCGGCGCCAGCGTCGGCTGGTTTGCCACCTCAAGCGAGTCAGTCATTCGCATCCCTCGATGTACAGAGTGAGTGGTGATTTTTTGCCCTGCCAATCATGAAACCGAACAAGATTGCAGCGGATGGCAAAGTTTTTGCGCGCCGCTTCATTGATCAGTTTGATCGTCTCGCTCTTGGTGATGCTGCAATAGAGCCAATCGTACTCGCTCGGCCCGATCTGGACTCGCACGCGATACCGCCGCGCGCGCTTCATGGCCTCTCGCGCCTGTTCGGCGCCGCGCGTTTTCGCGATTGTCTCAATTTCGTTTTTGCGTGATTTGGTGTCCATGCCGGGACTCGAACCCGGAAAAGTGCCTGCCGTTCTAAGTCGGCTCGCGTCTCCCGCTTCCGCCACATGGACAAGCTCTTGAGTCATGATCGGCCTTTCTCGATCGCGTCGGGATCGTGATGCTCAACGCGCGCGTTGCCGTGATAAATCTGCCAAGCGCGCAGGCCGCGCATGCGGGCCACCTCGCGCGCGCCGGCAAGGCTGATATAGCCGCCGAGCGATTGCCCGTTCGCGAGATCGATCAGGTGATATTCATCGGCCGCCGCCTCAAGCTCGGCCTCGGATTCGTATTGCCAGCGATCGAACATGCCGCCTTCGATCAGTGGCGCATAGACGCGGCGGCGCCGGGCTGAAAATCCGATGACGCGCAAAAGCAGCGGCGTCTTTTCCCATTCGCCCTCGCGCGTGATGGTCGCAAAATTCCTCATGCTGCGCCCTCGCACCTTGCGGTGAAAAAGAAAGGTGCGGGCCTCGCTGCCCGCATGGCCGGCGTTTTTTCCGGCGCTCGGCTCGCCGTCTCAGTAAATGGATTTGCGTAAGTCTCCCGGTGGTGACGAATGCCGCAACGGCGCGGCGCCCGTGGCCGGGTCAGGTCATGGTGGCCTCCTGTGTTAGTGCTTGCAAAAATGCTCGGCCGCGCAAGAATGGCGACGGCAGAGGAAAGAAAGGGGCGCGCATGATGACGGAGGGGATTGGCCGCACCATGCGCGCCGTGCTGACGGCCGCCGTGCTGGCGGGAGGAGCCGGCGCGGCCGTCGCAAGGGGAAGTCTGGTCGGCAATTGGTATGTCACCGTCGAGGAGGATCGCTTCGGCGACGGCGGGACCGCGCTCGCCGTCACACAATCCCGCAGCGGCGACGCCATGTTTGCGGTGCGCTGCATCCGCCGGAAATGGTCGCTGGCGCTCATGGCCGGCAAGGTCAATCCCGGCGAGGTGTTCCTGATCCGCATGCGCGTCGATCGCGGCGATATCGCGGACGCTGCGGCGGCGGCGATATCGGATGCGGTGGTCCAGATCGAGACGGATGCGGCGACGGTTTCCAAGATCGCCGGCGGGCGCGAGCTGGCGCTGCGGATCGTCGATCCGCGCGGCACCTCGCGCGATTATGTGTTCGGCCTCGCCAAGGCGAAGGCGGCGCTGTCGCGCCACATCAAGGAATGTACGCTGGAATAGCGCAGTGGTCCGCCGCATGGCCTGCATCCCGTGCGGCCACGATCTTGTGAAATTCGCAACATTGCGTCAAGAAGAATTTGCGCTGATCGCAATCAGTGCCGCCAGACCTTGCCCGGCATCATTGCGATGACTTTGGTTGCCCACAGGATTTCGACGTTTTCGATCAGGGATTCCGTCTCGGATCGGAGGTTGAAACGATCCGGCGCGCGCCCGCGCTCGATCTTTTTGATCAAAACGTGATCGTCCGACAAGCCGACGATGCACAATTCGCCGATCAGGTCGCTAGTGACCGGCGCATGCACGTTGTCGTAATAGGCGATCCAGCGATCAAACAGGCAGCCGAGGCTCTTGCCGCGAATTTCTACAGCAACGGTCCTTTCGGTGGCGCCGGTCGGCGCGGTACAGCGATCAAGATAGTCGGGGTCGCCGACGTTGTAGGGGTAGATTTTGTCTTCATCCCCGACATAGCCGACAATAGGAATTTCGCCCGCCGCCCGAGCTCGCGCGCGCAGGGCACGGGTGTGGCCGAACGGCGATAGCTCGCCGAAGAAGTCCTCGATCAGCGGCACCTCGTGCGCCTGCGGCTTGCGCGCTTTCTCGTCGGCGCGCATCATTTTGCTGATCTTGTCGTTGGAAATACGCAGCCGCCGCGCCAGTTCGGCCGCAGCGCCGTGCCCAGCCGAGTCGAGATTGTGTTTCAGCCACAGGGCAAATTGCCGGTACGGGTCGGCCATGCCGACAGCCGTAACGCAATGATTTACTAAGGCAATTTCCATTATCGCAATACGTTGCACGGGTCGCGTTTGACAAGGTTTGCGATTATCGCAAATTTCAATGCGCTGGTGTTTTTGATTCGGTCCCGTTGTGAGTTTCGGGGATCGTGATGCGGGTTGGGTTGCGTTTTCCGAAATCGCTTCCGTAGCGGCGACGGCCTCGCCGCATCTGTCGGGGGTTCAGTCCATGTCCGGTCAGGTTGCACGCGCGCATGACGCGCGTCCGGCGGAGCCTTGCCCGCTCGATCCGCAGGCGGACGGCCAGGCCGATGTGTGCCGCTGCCCGGCCTGCACGTCTCCATTTGTTACGTCCGCGCCGAGGGCGCGGGGATCGGTTCAGGACGAAAGCGGCGCGCTCGATCCGCGCGATCGAGGGGAGGGATGGCGATGATTGCGGGCTGTCCTGATCTCGCCTTTGCCGTCAAGGCACTGGCCGTCGCGCTTGCCGCAACGCTCGGCGCGCTTGCGATCTGCCTCGCGCTTCTGAGCCGCGCCGCCTTGCGCCGCGCCGCCCGTCATCCCCTCGCCCCGCGCCGCCCGGCCGATCCGATGGCCGCCGCGCATGGCGACGTGCCGTTCCGCCCCGACGCGGCGCCGATCTGCGATCGCCGCGTGCCGAGGTTTCCGCGATGACGGCGCCCCGGCAATCGAAAATTCTGGAATCGCTGATCGTCATCGCCGAGCGCGCGATCGCGAAGCCGCATACCGCATTCGCCGACAAGACCGAGATCGCCGATCTTGCGATCGCGATCGAGCGCGCCGTGATTCACGCCGGCGCCATCGACGATGCGTCGGTCATCCTCGCGATCGCGATCCGCAACATCGCCGAGGGCGATCCGCGCACCGTGCGGCAGATGCGCTTTGTGCGCATCGCGCGCGAGGTGTTGCCGATCGTGCGCAACGATCTGTTTGTGGCCCTGCAGGCCGAACGCGAGGAGGTGTCATGAGCGCGACGGAGCGAACGCCGGAAAGCCTCGGCTACAGCGCGCGCGATTGCAGCGTCATCAGAGATTGGCATTCGCCGGCCCCGGCCGATGACGTGGCGGCGGATTACGGCATCAGGCGCCGCATGGTGATGTACATCTGGGCGCGTGCCGTCCGCGATGGCCTGTTGCCCGACCGCTGGCGCGATCATGTGGTGCGCGCGCCGTTTGTTGCGGACGGCGACGTGCGCGATCTCCGTGCCGGCGATCCGCTGCTGGCCGCACTGCGCCGCGCGCACGGCCGCGATCGCCGCCGCGCGTCGGACGATGTGCGGTTCGATCCGGATTCCCGCCGCATCGTGCCGCCGCCCGCGCTGCTCGCGGCGCAGGCGCGCGCGCGCGACGCGGAATGCGGGGAAATGAAGGAGGGTCGCTGAATGGTCGGCGTCAACAAGGCCATCGTCGTCGGACATGTCGGCGCCGATCCGGAGATCAGGCGCACCGAATCCGGCCGTCCGGTCGCGACTTTCTCGCTCGCCACGTCCGAGGCGTGGCGGGACAAGACGACCGGGGAACGCAAGGAGCGCACGCAGTGGCACCGCATCGTCGTGTTCAACGAGGCTTTGTGCGGGGTGTGCGAGCAGTATGTGCGCAAGGGGTCGAAGCTCTACGTCGAGGGGTCGATCCAGACGCGCAAATGGACGGATCAGGGCGGGGTCGATCGCTACGTGACGGAGATCGTCCTGTCGGCGTTCCATTCGCAAATTCTGCTGCTCGATCGCCGCGAGGGCGCGCCCCCGGCGCAATCGGAATCCGATTACGGCGTCGAAAAGCCGCGCGCCGATGCGCCATCCGCCGCCGCCGCGCCGGGCTTGGACGATGAGATTCCGTTTTAGGTGTCGCATGACTTCCGCCCTGTCTGAATTGATCGCATGGGCGCGCTCGGCGGCGATGACGCCGGCGCAGGTCGAGGCGCAGCGGAGATCCTTTGCCTATGGCAATACGGCGATCGGCAATCCGCGCCTCGCGCGCGAGATTGTCGATCGTGCCGCCGATGAGCTTTTTGTGCTTGAGCGGCTGATCGGCCTGCAATGCGATGCGTTGGCTTTCTATCCGTCCCCGCTCACGCAATATGAGCGCATCGTGCTTGGCGTGCTGCTGGCGCAACCGACCGTCACGCGCGGGGCGCTGTTCGATGCGCTCTATGCCTTGCGTCCCGTCGGCGATCAGCCGTCCAGCCTCAAGGTGGTCGATCAGTTTGTCATGCGTCTGCGTCGCAAGCTTGCGCCGCGCGGCATCGGGATCGTCAATCTGCGCGCCAAGCTTTCGGCCGCCGAGGGGCAATTCATGATCTCGGCCGCCGACAAGGCGAAGCTGCGCGCGATCCTGGTCGCGCATGGGGCAAAGCCATGAGCGCGCCCATGCGGTTCGCCCGTGCGCCGTGGATCGATCGCGGCATGGTGCAGCGTGGCGAGATCACGGTGATCTCTCCGTTTCCCGGCGTCGCCTTCTATGTGCCGGCCGGAACGCCGGCCTATCTCGCCGATCACGGTGCGCTTTTCGTTGTCAACGCTTTGGAGGCTGCGGACGATGACGCCTGAGACGTTTCTTGATGGCAAGGTGCAGCTTTATTGCGGCGATTGCCTCACTGTTATGGATGTGCTTGAGCCGGAGTCGGTTGATGCGGTTTTGACCGATCCGCCCTATCACCTCACATCGATCGTCAAGCGGTTCGGGGCTGAGAATGCGGCTCCGGCGAAAGAGGGAACGGACGGCCTTTTTGCGCGCTCCTCGCGCGGCTTCATGGGCAAGCAATGGGATGGCGGCGATATCGCATTTCGTCCGGAGACATGGGCGCGCGCGCTGCGTGTCTTGAAGCCCGGCGGGCATCTGTTGGCGTTTTCGGCCTCGCGCAATGTCGGCCTGATGCAAGTCGCGATCGAGGCCGCCGGCTTTGAGACGCGCGATTGCATCCTCGATCTGATCGAAAGCGACACGCATATCGAGAATTTTATCGGCTCGCTGTCGGATGAGCAGCGCGCGCAATTCTTCCGCTGTGTCGAGGAATCGAATGCCGGCGGCTTGATGGCGTGGCTGTTCGGCACCGGCTTTCCGAAGTCGCACAATATCGCGCTCGATTATGAGAAGCGGCTTTGCGAGGAGATTGAGCGCGGCGGCCGGAAAGTGTGGGTTTATCGTGACACCGGAGAGGATATGGCGCGATCCGCGCCGTTCCGGCATCCGCTGGCGCGGCAATGGGCGGGATGGGGATCGGCGCTCAAGCCGGCTTTCGAGCCGATCGTGATGGCGCGCAAGCCGCTCGCCGAGGGATTGTCGATCGCCGACAACGTTGAGCGCTACGGCACCGGCGCGATCAATATCGATGCGACGCGGATCGGCGCGCCGATCGAGTATCGCGCCGGCGGATTGCATCGCGGATCGGGATCGACCGTTGGATCATTTACCGGGTCAACGTCATCTGAGCGCGAGGCTGCCGGCCGCTGGCCGGCCAATATCACGCATGACGGCTCGGCCGAGGTGCAGTCGCTGTTTCCGGACAGTGTGAGCACTGGCGGACAGGCATCACTTGGCGCGTTTCGGTCTGGTGCGATCTACGGAAACGGCGTTGATAGTCGTGAGCAGCGCGATCCGGGTTTCGGCGATGCCGGCTCTGCTGCGCGCTTCTATTACTCCGCAAAGGCGGATGCCGATGATCGTCTCGGTTCAAGCCATCCGACAATCAAGCGTGTTGATCTCATTCAATATCTCGTGCGGCTGATCACGGCGCCGGGGCAGACGGTGCTTGATTGCTTCGCTGGCACCGGGACAACCGGCGAGGCCGCGTTTCGCGAGGGCCGCCGCGCGATCCTGATCGAGCGTGAGGCGGAATATCAAGAGGATATCCGCCGCCGCATGCGGCTTTGTCTCGCGGGTCCGGAGGAACGCGCGCGCGAGACGATCAAGCAAAAGACGAAAGACGCTGCAATCGACGCCGGGCCGTTGTTCGGCGGACTCTAGAAAGGAATCTCTCCATGAATGCGCAATGCGGTTTTTGCCGTGACGGCTATCGGCGCGTGTTTGACGGCGATCTCTACATGCACGATCTGCCGGAACCGGCCGGCATGGTGCCGTGCGCGGTTCAATCGGCGCCGGCGCCGGCGGCGGATCGGCGCGGCGACTGGATTCAGACATTCACCGGCCGGAAATTCTACGCGCTCGATCCAAGGCCGGGTGATTTTCATATTCTCGATATCGCGGCCGGGCTGCGCAATGCGCGCTATTCCTGTCAGTCGATCGGCGTCGAGACGGTCGCCGAGCATAGCGTCAAGATGTGGCGCTTTGCTCGCATGGCTGATCAGCCGGCCGCCGTCCGCCGCGCGGTGCTGATGCACGATTCGAGCGAGGCTTATCTTGTGGACGTGCCGCGCCCGATCAAGGGCGATCTCGCGAATTATCGCGAGATCGAGGATCGGATCATGCACGTCTGCGCCGAGCGCTTTGATTTCCCGTGGCCGATGCCGGATGCGGTCAAGGCGCTCGATGACGCGATCCTCAATGATGAGATTGCGCAGATCATGGGGCCGCCGCCGGAAAAATGGCGGCAACCGAAAGGCGGGCCGCTCGGCGTCATGATCGAGTGCTGGCCGGCGGATCGCGCCTTTGTCGCCTTCCTGCACGCCGCCGCCGTTGAGGGTCTTGTGTGATGACGCTCGATCGCGCGCTCACGGCGGCAACGCTCGCAGCGATCACCGCCGCCGCCGGCACGCAAGCTGTCGGCATGGCGCGCGGCATGGTCGCCGGCATCTTGTTCGGCGCGGCGGCGGCCGTCGCTTTTGCGGTCAAGGCCGATATCGACGGGCCGGATCAAGGGGAAAAGTAATGGGGCCACGTCCGAAGCAACCACGAAAGCCGAATGCGGACTACGCCTCGCGCGCCGGCGACGCGCGGCGGCAAGGCCGCGTCGATCGTGACGACGCCTTGCGGGCGGCGGATGCCGCCGGCCGCCCGCGCATCGAATACGTCTCCAAGGGCGGGCATCACGCCGCGCGCCTCGGCGTGCTGACGATCGGCGCCATTCATCCGGCGCCGGAGGGCCTTCGCTACGATTACACATGGCTTTGCTTTCTGCCCGGCTCGCGGCCGATGCCGTCGCCGGCGACCGATTTCGGCAAGGCGTGTGCGGCGCTCACATTCACGATCGAGCAATGGTTTGAGGCGGTGGGGCATCCCCTGCCGCGCTCGCGCTAAACCCCGCAACCCCGCCGGCGGGCGGCCGGCTTTTTGAGGCAAGGCGACATGAGCCACGATATCCTGACCAAGCGGCCGATCTCGCATGATGAGGCGCGCGAGATCGCGCAACGGCTGATCAATTCGCATTTCCGGAATGAGCCGCACGCGCGCGCCAGCATTCCGGCCAAGCCGGATTATGATGATGATCTTTTGATCTCGGCCTATATCGAGCAACAAAGGCGCGGCGGCCTTGGTGATCGCGCGCTGATCGCCGATCGCCTTCGGCAGATCATCGCGCTCGATCGTCGGGTGTGCGGCACCACGTCTGAGGATGAGATCGAGTATGACGGTGATCTCGGCCGGATAGCTCGCGAAGCTCTTGCGGCGCTGGACCGTGCCGGACCTTTCTTTGATCTGATCGCGCATATCGCGCGGCAACGCGCATTCTCGCTCAAGACATTCGGGCCGGGGCAGCGCACAAAGGGCGTCATCGATCACATTCGCAAGGAACTGAGAGAGATCGAGGCAAAACCGCTCGATCTTTCTGAATGGGTTGACGTGATCTTGCTGGCGATCGACGGTGCGCACCGCGCCGGCCATTCTCCGGAGGCGATCGCCGCCGTCATCGCCGCCAAGCAAACCAAGAATGAGAGTCGTGACTGGCCGGACTGGCGCACCGCCGATCCCGATAAGGCGATCGAGCATGTGCGCGCGCCGCATCCGTGCCCGCGTGTTGATGCCGTTGCAGACGATCCGGACGGCGGATGACTGAAAACCCCACAACCCCTCCGGCTGGGGCGTCCCCGGCCGAAAAAATCACCTTCAATGATATGTGGCTCGCGATCGAGGGCGAGCGCGCGCGCGCCGAGATTTGGGCCGGCTTGCATGCCAAGGAAGGCAACGCCGCGCTCGCGGCGCTGATGCGACGCCGTGAGCGGATATGGTCAGCGCTCGGTAAGACAATTGATCGAGTCGGTAACAGCGCCGAGATCAAGGCCGCCTTGTGCGCGATCGCCGAAGCCGACCGCCGTGCGGCGGAGATGGCGGCGGCCGATGCGGTCGATGGGCAGGGGGAGTTGGAGTGATCGGCGCAACCTTTTGCAGCGGTATCGGCGCGCCGGAAATGGCGGCGCCGTTCGTCGATTGGCGACTGGCGAGCGAGATCGATGGTTTTCCGCGCGCGGTGCTGGCGCATCGGTTTGGCTGTCGCGATGCGCGGCGCGGGCCGGCGCCGCATCTGTTGTGGGGCGACATGACGGCCTTGCGCGTGCGGCATTTGCGTCGGCTCGGCATTCCTTTCCCCGATTTGATCGTCGCCGGCACGCCCTGTCAGGCTTTTTCGTTCGCGGGCAAAAGGCGATCCCTCGCCGATGCGCGCGGCAATCTCACGCTGGAATTTTTGAGGTTCTTGCATGCGGTCAGGAAAGCGCGCGCCCGCGCCGGCGGCCGATCTGTTTGGCTCGTCTGGGAAAACGTCCCCGGAATTCTCAACACCGTCGATAACGCATTCGGGTGTTTTCTGGGCGGACTTGTCGGCGCAGACGATGCCCTGCCTGTCGATACGGGGGGTGCATGGTCGCGTGCAGGTATGGTTGCCGGGCCGTGGGCACGGGCGGCTTGGCGGGTTTTCGACGCTCAATATTTCGGATTGGCCCAACGCCGCAAGCGTGTGTTCGTTGTCGCAAGTCTTGGAGGTGGGGGCGATCCCGTCGCGATACTTTTTGAGCGCAAAAGCGTGCAGGGGGATTCTCCGCCGCGCCGCAAGACGGGGCAAGAAATTGCCGGAGCGATTGATGCGAGAGTTGATGGCGGCTGCGGGTTCGGAGCCGTTTTAGATTCGAGCGCCTACGGCGGCAACAATAGCGGCGGCCCGATCGACGTTGCGACCACGCTGACCGCAAAAGCCGGTGTGCGGCTCGATTTTGCCACCGAGACGCTGATCGCGTTTTCGTCGAAAGATTATGGCGGCGATGCGATCGTCGATCAGTCGCCGACGCTCCGCGCCGGCGGTTATGCATCCTCGCACGCCAACGGCGGCATTCCGCCGGCGGTGTCCACGCCGTCCGGCGTTCGCCGTCTGACCGTGCGCGAATGCGCGCGTCTGCAGGGTTTTCCCGACGATCATACGTGCATTCCCGGCTATGGCGGCGCGGTCTTTCTTGACGCCGCCGATCGCTCGGCGATGGCCGCCTATCTCGGATTTTCGTCGGTCGAGGCGATGGAGCGTTTCGATCCGCCTCCGGACGGGCCGCAATACAAGGCTTACGGCAATTCGATGGCGGTGCCGGTGATGCGCTGGATTTTGTCGCGCATCGCGGCGGCCGAGGGGGTCGCATGCGGCGGCTGAGCGAGTCCGATCTTGCCGATCTGAAAGCGCGCAATCCGGTGCATGTGATCGCCGGCGAATGGGTGCGCCTGCGCGCCCGTCGCGGCGGCGGCTTCACGCATGTGGGACCGTGCCCGATTTGCTCGCGCAATTCCGCGTCAAAGTCGGCCGGCCGTTTCGAGTGCGGCGCCGAGAAATGGGTTTGCGCGGTCTGCGACGACGGCGGCGACGTGATCAAGCTTGTGATGAGGCGCGAGGGCATCGATTTCATGGCGGCGATCGAACGCCTCGGCGGCGCACGCGCGGCCGAGGATACGCCTTTGAGCGCCAAGCGCGAGGGAGCGGCGGCGTTTCGCCGGGGCGATACCGAAGTGCCGCCCAATCGCCTGCAAGGCGCGCTTGCCGCCGCTTGGCGTGCCGGCTGGCGCCTTGAGCGCGATCGCGAGCGCCAGGCGCACGACTATCGCGAGCGCGAGCGAAGGCGGCTTTACGATTTTTGGCGCCGCGCGGCGCCGTGGCGCGGATCGCCGGTCGAGGATTACTTGCGTGGGCGCGGCCTCGATGCTCCCGACAATGCGCAATTGCGGTTCATGCCGGATGCGCCGTTGTTTGCGGATGGCCGCGAGTTCGAGCCGGTGCTGTTGCATCGCGGGCCGGCCATGCTCGCCGCGATTATCGGGCCGTCCGGCCGCTTTGCCGGGCTGCATTTTACCTGGCTCGATCCGGCCGGCCCGAAGGGCAAGGCCGTCATTCTCGATCACACGATCGGCGCGGCGGCGCCGAGCAAAAAGGTGCGCGGCAGCAAAAAGGGCGGCTTTATCGATCTCGGCGGATGCCCGATCGATCGGGCCGCGCGTCTGATCGCCGGCGAGGGGATCGAGACGGTTCTGGCCGTTTTTACGGCCTTGAAGGCCGCCGGCCGGAATCTGGAAAAGACGGCGTTTCGCTGCGGCGTCGATCTCGGCAACCTCGCAGGCAAGGCGCTCGAAACGGTGCCGCATCCGGACCTGAGAACCGAAACCGGCCGCCCGCGCCGCGTGCCCGGCCCCGCACCGGACATGGATTCACCGGCAATGCCGGTGCCGGAGACGGTCGCCGAATTGATCCTGCTCGGCGACGGCGATTCCGATCCTTTCGCGACGCAAATGGCCTTGCGCCGCGCCGCCGCCCGTCATGCGCGCGCCGGCCGCCGCGTCGCCGTGCGCTTTGCGCCGGCGGGCCTCGATTTCAATGATCTTCTGCAAGCCAACGGGGAATGCGCATCGTGACAATAAGAGAAGTTGAAACCGTGCATCCGTCTGTTGCGGATCAAATTCATCGCCGCGCGCGCTACTGGATTGATGCCGGAATCCCGCGCGCCGTGGCCGAAGATCAGGCTTTCTTTGAATTTGAGCGCGCGTGCGCCGCCGCTTTCGGCGCCGCGCCCGCCGCGCGCTGCGCTGCGGCTAAGCTTTTGGGCGTATCTCTTTGGACTTTATCGAATTACAGCCGCCGCGCTGAACGCCGTTTGAGGTATTGGCAATTGCGTGGCGAGGAAGGGCCGCTTGCACCTATTGAAGAATATTTGGAAAGACCGATCGGTCTTGATTTTATTTTTTTTGCTCTGGCGCGACATATCGTGAAGATTCCGAGGCGTCGGGATTGGTTATATGTCTCGCGCCGCCGAACCCGCTCTAATGATCTTCTGCAAGCCAACGGGGAATGCGCATCGTGACTGCCGATAACAAGAACAATCCGGACAATGCCCGCCTGATCGCCGACATGATCGATGGTGGCGATTTTAATCTGCCGCCGGCGGCGTTCCCCGAAGCCCCTTACGAGGAGGGCGCCCCCGATTACGGGCCGAGCGACGACGATGCCGAAATGCTGCCGCACCATCTCGATCACGACGAGATGCGCAAGGTCGACAATGCCGCCATCGAGGCTTGCGCGCGCGAGCCGCAAAACGACACCGGCAACGGGCAAAGGCTTCTGCGATATTTCGGCCGCGAGCTGTTGCACGTGCGCGAAGTCGGCTGGCATTACTGGACCGGCCGCTGCTGGGAACTGTCCGGCGGCGCCGAGCGTGCGACGTTGTGCGCGCAAAAGACCGCCGCGCGCATCGCGCTGGAGGCGGATTATCTGACCGCGACGCCGCATGAGAAGGCGGCGATGGACGCCGCCGAGGATGCTGCCGCCGCGCTCGAACGGTTGCCGGGGCCGCGCGATCAATGGAGCGATGAGACAAGGAAAAAGGCGCACGCCCTCGAATATGCGATCGAGCAAGGCCGCTTCGCGCGCGAGCAATTGCAGAAGCGCCAAATCGCCCGTCGCCGATTCAGCGTATCGTCCGGCAACGCCTCGCGTATCGCCGGCATGCTCGCGCAAGCCTTGCCGCACCGGACGATCGATCCGACCGCGCTCGATGCCGATCCGCTGGCGTTTAACGTCGAGAACGGTACGCTGCATTTCGTGCGCGAACTCGATCTCGAATGTCCAGACCCCGACGCGAAACGTTATACGGCGCGGGTCGAATTGCGTCCGCACGATCCAGACGATCTGATCGCCAAATGCGCGCCGGTCATCTTCGATGCGCAGGCGCAATGTCCGCGCTTTATGGCGTTCCTTGACAAATTCCAGCCGGCGCGGCCGGTGCGCGATTTCCTGCAAATTTATCACGGCTATGCGCTGCTTGGCCTCGCCGGCGAACAATGTCTCGTGTTCAACGTCGGGTCTGGCGGCAACGGCAAGTCCACCTTTCTCGATCTGGTCTGCCGCATCATGGGGCCGTATGCGCAAACCCTGCAATTCGCATCGCTCGCCGAAATGGGATTCGGCCGGCGCGGCGACCAGGCGACGCCCGACGTTGCGCGTCTTCCGGGCGCGCGGCTCGTGCGCGCATCCGAGCCGAAACCGACCGATCGTTTCGACGAATCGATGATCAAGACGATGACCGGCGGCGAGCCGATGCTGGTGCGGCATCTGCAGAAGGGATTTTTCGAGTTCCGGCCCGTATTCAAGCTGGCGCTCTCCGGCAACCACAAGCCGCAGATTTCCGGCGTCGATCACGGCATTTGGCGCCGCATGCGCATCGTACCGTGGCCCGTGCAGATCGCCGAGGCCGATCGTCGGCCGATCGAAGACGTATTGGCCGAGCTGTGGGGAGAACGATCCGGCATCCTCAATTGGCTGATCGAGGGAGCCTTGCGCTATCTGCGCGAGGGCCTGCAAATTCCGTCCGAAGTGGCGGATGCGACGGCCGATTATCGCGAGGAGATGGACCCCGTCGGCGGTTTCATCCGCGACTGCATCGAGATCGTGCCGCCGCCGGCGGACGGCGATCCGCCCTGCACGATCACCGCACGCGATATGTATAACTGTTTCGACGGATGGTGCGACGAAAATAGCGTGCGGCCTTGGAAAGAGCAGGCGTTCGGGCGCGCGCTCATTCAAAAGGGTTTCCAGCGCGCGCGCTCCGCGTCGGTGCGTCAATATATCAACGTGCGGTTCAAACAGGTAATGGCGCGCAAGCCGGCCTCGGCGCCGCACGATCCGCCGCCGCCGAGCGACGACGATGTGCCGATATGATTGCACCCATCCTCTCTCACATGCCGCGCGCCGTGCTATTGGCGGGCCGTCGCGATGTGGCGCGCCGCGCGGCTCGCTTGGCCGGCATTCGCCGGCCGGTTGCGATGACGCTATGACACTATCGTGACGCTTTTGTTTTGCAAGCGTCATGGGGGAAAGGGGCGGAACATCAAGGGCTTGGCAAGCGCCGATGACGCTGTGACGCTTTTTCGCGCGCGCGTGCGTATAGCGATGCGTGAGAAAGATTGGTCTCTTTCAAATTTCCTTGCGCGTATAGACCCTAAAAAAGCGTCATAGCGTCACTGACTGTAATTAAGTGTTTGTGTTTGCGTTCAAAAACAAGATGACGCTATTTTTTTCAAAGCGTCACGATAGTGTCATAGCGTCATCGCAACCGAAAATGGCAAGCAGACCATGAAAAAGCGGATCGGGATCGAATGTTTGCTGCAATGGGCGTTTCGCGACGAATTGCCGAAGGGCTTGCCGGTGACGGCGACGCCGTGGGAGGCGATCGGCCGTTATGCGACGCTTGGCGTGCGGATCGACGCAAGCCGCATCGGTCACGGCGATCCGCTCGGATGCGTGCCCGGTGAGCCGCATCCGGATGCGCTGGCGGTCGGCGCGGCGGTCAGGCGATTGCCGAGCGCGGCGGCGGTTGGCGACGGCGGCGATCCGCTCGCGGCCATGCGCGACATTCTCGGCCATTGGTACGATCTCGATCCGGACGCCGCCGCGCGGGTGGCGACGGCGCGTTTCAATCCGGCGGCGATCGTGATCCATTACGCGGTGATGGGCCGCGCGCCGGAATGGGACGTCGGCTCGCCCGTGCCCGGCCCGCAATTGCGGCCGTCGAACGGCAGGCCGATCGTGATGGGCGTCGATAGGGATGGCGCGTTGGTGGTGCTCGCGGCCAATTCCGGTCGCCGCGCGGCGGTCGAGCCGTATAATTTCTGGCAAGCGCCGCGCTCGCCGCTGCGCTGGGACAATCCCAGCGTCGCCGCGCTGGCCGAGGCGCGCGCGGAATTTTCGATCTGGCATGCGGCGCTGCGGCGCCTGGCCGCCGCCCTGTCCGGCGTCCTGTGCGACCACGATGTGCTGTCGCCGGCCTCGCCGCCGACTCCGTGGCTTTGCCCCGCCGCGCCGCCGCGTCCGGTCGTGAGCTCCACGCGAGTTGCCCCGCACGCCATCGTGCCGCTGGCGCCGGATCGGCGGCAAGAGGCGATCGCGCGCGAGCTGGTGCAGCGGCGCGAGGCGGCGGCTTTGCGCCGGGCCGAGCGCAAAAGGCTGCGCGATGAGTCGCGGGCGGCACGCGCTGCGATCGAAGGGAAGGGCGCGAAAAATCGCCAGTTTTACCGCGATTGCACCCCTGCCGCTTGACCGGAAAGAGGCGCTTGACATATACCCGAACCGTCCCAAAAGGGCAGCAAGGCGCCGCAGCGTATTCCGCTTGCGGCGCCTCGGCGTTTATGGCGCCGGCGGCATCGAGGCAGTCGTGTTTTGTCGATGGCCGCTGTGTGCCATGACGCTAATTTTAACCTATAGCAGTGATCGCAATGGACGTTGCCGCGCGCGAGATCGTCACGGTGCGAGCCGAGGTTGTCGAGGTGTTTGCCGACGGGGTGATCGTGCGGTTTTACGGCAACAACGCGCGTCACCAAATCTGTCTGCCGAAAGCCTGTATCGCCGCTAAGCCGGCGCGGCAGCCGGATGGCGATTGCTCGCCGCGCGAGATCGCCGATGCCTGTCGAGGGATGTGATCATGGGGTGCCGCTGCAAGGAGCGCGGCCGGGCGATCTCGGCCGGCGCCTCGGCCTTGTCGCGCGGCGATTTGCGCGCTGCCGCCGCGTCCGCCGGCTATGTCGGCCGCACGCTGATCGAGGATGCGCGTTCCGGCGCGCTCGGCCGCGCGGCAACGCAACGCCTCGCGCAATTGCGGGCGATGCGGCTGGGCAAGAGGTGAGCCTATGGCGAAGGCCTCGCGCGTTTACGGTCATGCGATCTCGCCGGATGGCGCGATTGCCGGCCGCGTCCGCGATCTGCTCGGCGGTTTTGCCGGCGGCCATATCGCGCTGCATGTTGAGTCGAAAGAGATCGGCGAGCTTGCCACGCTCTTGAGCCAAGCCGCCATACAGGCGCCGGCCGCCGTGGCGCGCGCGCTCAATCGCACTGTGAGCGAGGTGCGTACAGCGATGGCGCGGGCGCTGGTCAAGCAAACCGGACTGAAATACGGCGTTGTTCGGTCTGCGCTGTCGACTATGCCAGCCTCGCCCGCATCACTGGTCGCGGCCGTCGTCGCCAAGGGGAGCTTTACGCCGCTTGCCGCTTTCGGAGTAAGGCAAACGAAAAAGGGCGTCAGCGCGGCGCCGTGGAATACCCGCCGGGTGTTCCCCGGCACATTCATCGTCGCGCGCTATGGCGACAACGTGTACAAGCGCCTCGGCCGCGCACGCTTTCCGATCGCCAAGCTTTACGGCCCGGCGATTCCGGTCGAATTGCCGCGCGATCAGTCTCGCGCGGCCTTTGAGACGACGGCGCCGCGCGTGCTCGCCAAGCGCCTCGATCATGAACTCGGTCGATTGCTTGCAAAATAGTGGGTCCTTCCCGCACCCTCCCGGCCTGCGCCCGCGCGGCGGCCCGAAATATCGCTAGCGACGTAGAGAAAAAACTGACCTGACGGACCTGACGGACCTGACACATGATCGCGCCGGACGGTGCGGCGCCGCCGGCGCCCGATGATGGCCTATGGCTTCCGATCGCCGAGATCGCGCGGATCAAGAATGTCTCGCGCCAGACGATCGCCGAGCATGTCGCCAAGCTTGAGGGCGCCGGTAAGATCGAGACGCGTCCTGGCCCACGCGGGACAAAGCTTGTCAACCTCGCGCAGTACAATTTGGCGCGAAACGAGGTAGGGGACGCCGCGCGCGAGCTTGGTGCCGAAACCAAGTCGTTCTTTGACGGCGACGATGACGCGCCGCCGTCAGGCAATTTTACCGGCGATCCGAGTTATCGCGACGCGCAGGCGCGCGAGAAAAAGTATCGCGCCGATCTCGCCGAGATTGAGGTGCGTCAAAGGCTCGGCGAGCTTGTGCCGGTGGCGAAGCTCGCCGATGATGTTGCGAAATGCGCCGAGGCGATCGTTGCCGCGATCGAGCGTTTGCCGCATGGCGCCGATGAGTGCGCCACTGCAGTCGCCCGCGAGGGTGCCGCCGGCGCCCGCGCCTACCTGAAAAAATCCGCACGCGCGACGCGCGTTGCGATCGTGGCCGCGCTGCAAAAGCTTGTGGCCGACACGCAAGGAAAGGATGACGCCGCGCTGCCGATTGATGAACCCGTGATTATGCTTTGGGGCGATCTCGATCCGGCCGCGCATGTCGCGCCGGATCATGCTTGAGTTTCGTCACACCACCCTCGCCATCGTCGCGCGCGGCTTTATCGATCTAATCGAGCCGCCGGAACAATTGACTCCGTCGCAATGGGCGGCGCGCAACCTCATCGTACCGGACGGCCCGCGCGCCGGCGATAAATGGGATGCGGCGTTGACGCCGTACATTTGCGAGCCGCTTGACAACATGGGACCGGACTCTCCGGTCAATGAGCAAGTTGTGCAAAAGTCGGCGCAGACCGGCTTCACCGTGATGGCGATTGCCGGCGTCGGTTATTCGATCGACGTCGATCCTGTCGGCGGCATTCTGCTTGTGCAGCCTACCGATAGCGCGCTTGACGACTTTTTGCGCGACAAGCTCAATCCCGCGATCGAGCAAACGCCGGCATTGAAAGCGAAGGTCTATCCGCAAGTCGCGCGCTCCGGCGAGGGATCGACGGCGTATAACAAGCGCTATCCCGGCGGGTCGCTCTCGCTCGCGATCGCCAATTCGGCCGCCGACCTTCGCTCGAAAACGAAAAAGCGGATCATCCGCGACGAGGCGAGCGAGTATCCGGCCGATCTGGACGGGCAAGGCTCGCCGCACACGATGATCGAGGCGCGCCGCGAGGCGTTTCTCGCCGCCGGCGACTGGAAGGACACGGCGATATCGACGCCGACGATCGATGGCGCGTGCTATATTACAGAACGCTACAAGGCCGGCGATCAGCGCCTGTGGCATGTGCGCTGTCCCGGTTGCGGCGACGAGTTTCCGTTTCGCTTCGGGCCGAATTTCCGGTTCAACGAAACCTATCCGTATAACGCGCATTACGTCGCGCCGTGCTGCGGCGTCGTGATCGAAGCGCACGAGAAGGTCGCGCTCGTGCGCGGCGGCCGCTGGATCGCGACGGCGCCCGGCCCCGGCCGCCATCGATCCTATCATTTCGACGCGCTGTCGTCGCCATTCGTTCCGTGGGATACGATCGCGAAGCGATGGCTCGATGCGCAAAGCGATCCGTCGAAGCTCAAGGCGTTCTACAATTTGACGCTCGGCGAAGCCTACGAGATGAAGGGCGACGCGCCTGATCACGTTCGCTTGCTGGAACGTCGCGAGGATTATCGGCGCGGCCATATCCCGCCGCGCGGCCTGATGCTGGTCGGCGCGGCGGACGTGCAGATGCGCGGCATCTATGTCGAGATCGTCGCCTATGCGCCGAATCGCGAGTCGTGGGTGATCGACACGCATGTGCTCGAAGGCGACACGACCGATCCGCACGGCGGCGCCTTCCTGAAACTCGCCGAGGTGTACGATCGGGAATATCCCGACGCCTTCGGCGGCCGCCGCCGCGTCGATGCGTTCGGTGTTGACTCAGGTTATCGTTCGCATGTCGTCTATGAATGGTGCCGCACTCGCCACAACGCCTATGCGCTGAAAGGTGTTGATGGCTGGTCGCGGCCTGCGCTCGGCACGCCGAGCCTTGTCGATATCGATCTCGCCGGCCGCAAGCTGCAAGGCGGCGCGAGCGTTTGGCCTGTCGGCACATGGTCGCTGAAAGGCCACTGGTATGAGGATTTGCGCCGCGAGGGTAAAACCGCCGGCCGCGAAACCGATCCGCCGGGCTTTTGCCATTTCGGCAAGTGGCTCGATGAGGTGTATTTCCGCCAAGTCACGGCGGAATATCTCGCCGAGGTGCGCACGCGCGGCCGGGTTGCGAAGGCTTGGGCGATCCGGGGCAAAGAGGAAAACCATTTCCTCGATTGCCGCATCTACAACATGGCGCTTGCCGATCACCTCGGCCTCTCGCGCATGACCGATGAGGAATGGCGCTTGCTCGCGCGCGACCGCGCGGCGCCGCTCTTGCAGCAAGGCGATCTTTTCGCGCCGCGTCCGCTCGCGGTGCAGATACGTTCTGCGATGCCGGCAACGTTTTCGCCGTCTACATCTTCCGATGCAGATGGCTCCGCTGCATCGGATCGGCCGGAGACGGAGTCGGGGTCCGGCGATGTCGCTCCCATCGACTCCGTGCCCACCGACTCCGCTCCGGCCACAGATCGGGGTTGTGCCCCACCCGTTGGGCCTGCCGCTGAGACGCTGGTGCCGGTGAAAGAAACCGGCGCCGGCGGATGGCTCGGCCGCGAAACCGGGGGATGGTTGTGGCGATGATGTTCGATCCGATCAGCGATCGCCGCGTCGAAACGGATTGTAAGCGTAGCGTTGAGTAACGCGCCGGAGGAGTGAAGGCCGCTGTCGTACCGGCCGGGCAGGCGAAGCCTTTAACCGCCGTGCGGTAAGGTGAAGCGCAAGAGCCAACGAGTCCCGCGTGGTCATGGGCGACATGACACAGCGCGCGGCGTCGGCTGAGTGGCCGGCCCGCGCGTTTTCTTTTTCTCGATGGATGGAGCAATGGATTATGTGGACAATTACCGCATTGGTGCTCGGCCTTATCGCCGGCTGGTTTGCGCGCGCATATCTCAAGCCGGCGGCTCCGGCTAAAAAGCCGCGCAAGCCGCGCAAACCGAAAGGCTCGCTGCCAGCTTGATCGTCGGCAACAAACGACCGCGCCGGACGGAATGCTAGCGATCCGGCAACGCGACGGCCGGCGCGTTCGGCAAAATGTCGGCCGATTTTTCCGGAGCATATCACATGCGCAAGCTCGCCGCCATTGTGTTAGCGTTTTGTCTCGCAGTCGCTTCCGCGCCGGCCGGGGCGCAGAGCGACGAGATTATGCAATCCGCCGGTCTTGTCTGCGACACGGCCGCGCAAATCGAGCGTTTTGTCGCGGTATTGGCCGACGATCGCGACGCCGCGATTGCTGCCGTCAACCGCGAGGCCGGCGATCCGGCTGCGTGCGGTATTGTCGCCGTCGCATTCATTCGAGGCGCCGATGTGAAAACGGTCGAGCATAGGGGCCGTTTTTTTGTGATTGCCGAGATTGCGATCGTCGGCGTTATTACGCCGGGCGGCCCGCGCATGGTTTCGCCTCCGCTCAGGCAATTCACGCTGTTTCGCGCGTCGGATCGCGGAGCTTGATCGTTATGGCCTACACGCAAGCCGATATCGACGCACTCAAGGCGGCGATCGCCACGGGTGCCAAGCGAGTCAAATTCGGCGCCGGGCCGGATGCGCGCGAGACTGAATTTCGCTCGCTTGAGGAAATGCGAGCAACGCTCGCCGATATGCTCGCCGAAGTGTCGCCATCCTCCGTTTTGCCGCGCGTCACTTATGCCGAGCATTGTCGCGACTGATCGGGATCAATCATGTCTCGCCTTCTTCGCGCGCTCGCATGGATCGCGCCGACTGCCGCCGTTCGCCGCGCGCATGCTTTCGACGCGCTCGATCAGTCGCGATCCTATGACGGCGCCATGCTCGGCCGTCGTGGATCGAGCTTCAAGGCGCGCGGCGATTCCGCAAACTCGGCAATCGGCCCAGCACTTTCGCGTCTGCGCGATCGATCGCGCGATCTTGTGCGCAACACATGGATCGGCGCGCGGTGTATGGACGTTCTGGCCGCGCACGCGATCGGCGCCGGCATTAATGTCGCATGGGACGATGGCAAGGCGCAGACGCTTTGGGACGAATGGGCGCAAAATGCCGATATCGAGGGCGAGCGCGATCTTGCCGGCGATCAATTGGTTGCATTCCGGTCGATGGCCGAGGGTGGCGATGCGGTCGTGCGGTTTGTGCCGCGTCCGCGCAACGGCGATCGCAAGGTTCCGCTCGCGCTGCAAGTGCTTGAGGGCGATTATATCGATGAGACGCGAGACGGGGTTTTCGAATCGCGCAATTCCCGCCTCGGCGTCGCGCTCGGCGAATGGGGCGAGCGCGAGGGGTATTGGCTACACCAATCGCACCCCGGCGATCACGCGATCGTTGCCCCGCGCATGTCGAATCTGGTTGCGCGAAAGGACGTTTGCCATCTTTATCGGCCGCTGCGCGCCGGACAGGTGCGCGGCGTGCCGATCTTGGCGCCGGCGCTGTTGAGCGTGCGCGACTATGCCGATCTGCTCGATGCGATGGTGGTCAAGACGCGCATGGAAGCGTGTTATGGCTTGCTGATATCGTCGAACAATCCGGCGACGAATCTTGCCGCCGTGAAAACGCGCGAGGATCAGCGCGGGCGTCGGGTTGAGGAAATGTCGCCGGGGATGATTTTTCGCGGCGAGCCGGGTGATACGATATCGGCGTTCGCGCCGAGCGGTTCCGGACAATTCGAGCCTGTCGCACTGTCTGTGCTTATGGGCATCGCGGCCGGCGGCATGATCACATACGATCAATTGACCGGCGATTTGCGCCGCGCGAATTACTCCTCGCTGCGCGCCGGCAAGATCGAGTTTCGCCGGCTGATCGAGCAAATGCAATGGCTCGTGCTTGTGCCGTTCCTGATGAATCGGATCGTTGCCCGGTTTAAGGAAACCGCAATCCTCGCCGGTGAGCTACGGGATCGCAAACTCGGCTATCGGCACACTTACATCATGCCGGCAACCGAGCCGATCGATCCGCTGAAGGATTTGCAGGCGGATATCCTCGCCGTCCGCGCCGGTCGCATGTCGCCGCAGGAATTCATCGGCGCATGGGGGCGCGACTGGCGCGAGGTTGTGAAGGAAACCGCAGATTTCTGGAGAGATGCGGACAATCGGGGCGCGATCTTCGATATCGATCCGCGGCGCGTCAATCAGTCCGGCGCGCTGCAAGCCGGCGCGACCGATGGCGAGAAAACCGAAACCAAGGACGATTGATCAATGGCAATATTGAAGCGATCGGCCGCGCGCCCGCGCGTGTCGTCGGATGGATTTGCGCCGGGCGATGTTTGCACGCGCCTTGCGACGGATGACGTTCTGGCGCGCTTCGCGCCGTCATCCTATGACGAGAAAACGCGTACGATCGAGGCGGTGTTTTCGACCGGCGCGCGCGTCTCGCGTTGGGGTGTGTATGAGGAATTAGCGATCACGCCGGAGGCGGTCGATCTTGGCCGCGTTGCGCTCGGCCAAGTCCGATTCCTCGATAGTCACAACCAGTATTCGAGCGATGCCGTACTCGGTGTAGTCGAATCCGCTTACATCGAGGGCGGTGAATTGCGCGGTCGTGTCCGCTTTGCGGATACCGAGATCGGCCGCAGGGCCGAGGGTATGGTTTTGCGCGGCGAAATGACCGGACTTTCGGTCGGCTATCGCGTCACGACTTGGACTCTCACTTCGCTGGAAGGCGAAACCGAAATTTGGCGGGCCGACAAGTGGGAACTGCTTGAGGTTTCCTTGGTGTCGGTGCCCGCAGATCCGCAGGCGTCGTTTCGTTCGGCGCCGGCGGCCGAATCGCAACGGGCAACCGCCCAAATTGAGGAGAGCGACGATATGCGTCGTAACGTTCCGGCGGCCACGCCGCCCGCAAGTTCTGTTGTTGCCCCCGCCGCGCCCTCGGCCCACGCGGCGCCGGAGGCTACCCGTACCGAACCCGCGCCCGGTGCATCGGCCGCGACCGTCGCTCCGGCGCCGGAGGCCGCGCGCGCTACGTCGGCAGGCCCGGTCGCCGGTGATGTGTCTGCCGCCGTCGCGGCCGAGCGCGCGCGTGTGACCGAAATTCATACGATCGGCACGCGCGCCGGCATGGCCGATACGGATATCCGCGCCGCCGTGGAGTCCGGTCTGCCCGTCGATGCGTTCCGCACGCGCGCTTTCGAGTATTTGGCCGCGCAAGCGAACGCCTCGCGTTCCGTTTCGCTGTCTGTGACTCGCGATGAAACCCAGACGCGCATGGATGCGATGACAGATGCGCTGACGATCCGCATCGGCGGCCCGCGGGCCTTGCCCGCCGGTGATAACGGTCAGCCTCGGCCGGCCGTCGAGGGTTATCGCGACTATGTTGGTATGTCGCTTGCCGAAATGGCGGCCACCGCGATCGGTCATCGCCAGATGCCGCGCGATGCCGCGCAGCGCGAGGAGGTATTGCGTCGCGCGTTCCATACGACCAGCGATTTCCCGATCGTGTTTGAGGGCTCGATCAATCGCGTTCTGGCCGCTCGTTACGGCTTGATGCAGCCGACCTATCGGCGGATTTCCGCCAAGCGGAATTTCCGCGATTTCCGGCCGCACGATCAAATCCGCGTCGGCGACTTCCCGATGCTGCAAAAAGTCGGCGAGTCCGGCGAGATCAAATTCGGCACGTTCGGTGAGTCGAAAGAGACGATCGCCGTTGCGCCCTATGCGATCCAGTTTGCGCTTTCGCGGCGGATGCTGATCGATGACAATATCGGCGCCATCGATCAGGTGATCGGTTCCTATGGCGATACGGTCGCGCGTTTCGAGGAAACGACCTTCTACGCCATGAAAGGCACGATCGGCCCGGTTTTGCTGGAGGACAACAAAGCCGTGTTCCATGCCGATCACGGAAACCTTGCCGCCGCCGGCACCGCGATCGACACGACCAGTCTCGGCAAGGGCCGCGCGGCGATGCGCAAGCAGAAAAACCAGTCCGGCGCGACGCTCAACGTTGTGCCGCGTATTCTGCTTGTCGGTCCCGACAAGGAAACCGAGGCCGATATGGCCGTCGCCGCCATCACGCCGACCTCGGCGAGCAACGTCAATCCGTTCTCCGGCAAGCTGGAAGTTGTTTCCGGCCCGATCGCCGGCAACGCTTGGGAACTCTATGCCGATCCGGCCGTGCTTCCGGTGTGGGTGTGGGGCATGCTGGACGGCTATACCGCGCCGCGTTTGCGGATCGACAATCCGTTCGGCGTGCAGGGGGTCGGCGTGTCGCTCGAACACGATTTCGGTGCCGGCGCGATCGATTTCCGGGGCGCTTATCGCAACCCCGGCGCCTGATTCGGCGCCGATGCGTGACTGACGGCCGGCGCCCGCGCCGGCCGTTTCGTTTCCGCCATCCCTCCAATCGCAAGCGAGATCGCAAGATGAAAAACTATCTGCAACACGGGGACACGCTGTCCCTGACCGCGCCCGCCGGTGGCGTTGTTTCCGGCGCGCCGTATCTGATCGGCGCAGGCATTTTCGGCGTCGCCGTGCATTCGGCCGCAGAGGGTGAAGCTTTCGAGCTTCGTCGCAGGGGTGTGTTTTCCGGCATGCCGAAGGCCTCCGGCGCCGCGTGGGCCGAGGGCGCGGTTCTCTATTGGGACAACACGGCCAAAAACTTCACCACGACTGTCGGTTCTAATACGCGCGTCGGCGCCGCCGTTGCGGCGGCGGCGTCCGGCGATGCGACGGGGACGGTTCTTCTCAATACGCTCTGAGGCTTATTATGACTCCATTCGCCGCCGCCGCACGCGCTGCGGCGAATGCGCACGATCGCATCATGGGCGAGACTTTCGAGTTTCGTCCCATGATGCTGTCGGCCGATGTGAACGCGCGGCCGGTTGTCGATCCGGCCCGCGCCATCGTTCTCGATTTGCTCGCCGTGTGGGGCGAGCCGTCCGCCCGCGCCGATAGCGGCCCGGTGCGCACGCCGGGCGTCATGCCGGAAAAGCCGGGGCACGCCAGCGCGAGGCCGTTCCTGTCGCTTGAGCTTGCGCGTCTGCCCTATGCGCCGCAGCGCGGCGATATCGTTGTGCGCGTTGCAACCGCCGCCCGATATCGCGTCGCCGAAATTCTGCCGTCAACGCCGGGTTTTGCCCGGCTCGATCTCAACCGGATTTGATCGATGCTCGCCAGACTCGCGATGCGACTGTGCGCGCTTGAGGCCTTGCGGCCGACTTCCGCGCTTGCGTCATCCGGCCCGTGGCCGACGCTGGCCGAGGAGCATGTATTCGATTCGCGACTCGATCCGATCGACGATCTTCAAGAGAAAGAGCGTCGTCCGATCGTTGTCGTCTATTCCGATCTGCACAATCTCGATCGTCTCGCGCAAGCCGGCGGCATGCTGCACAAGGCCGTCATCGATCTTGCGTTTGAGATTTCCGTGATCGCGATGGAACGCGATGGCAACGATTATATCGCCGGCCTCGCCTTTACCGATGCCGAGCTTGAGGCCGATCTTGATCTGCTTGAGGAGCAAATCTATTTCGCGCTGCATTTCGCGCCGAGCGGTCGGCTGTTCCGCAAGATCGCCAAGGGCGCCGCAATCGACTGGCAATCGCAGCCGCATCGTACCGCCGAGGATGGCTATCGTCTCGCCATGCGCACAATCCGCGCGAAATTCGCGGTGAAAGAGGTTTGCTATGACGCGGCCATGGCCGCGCCGGCGACCGGCCTCGATCGTCTGCCGCAACCCGTGCGCGCGATTGTGCAGGAGCTTGCCGCGACCAGCTATGGCGCTGCGCTCGCGACCGGACTCGCGCCCAAGGCGCCGGCGATGCCCGTTCCCGATCGTCTGGAAGGCGTCACCTTCGAGATCGATTCCAAGTCACCGCCCGCGCCGCAAGACGCGGACGATCCGCACGTCACGGCCTCGGCCGACAACCTCCAAGCCTGATCGGGCTAGATCGCTCAAATTTGGGACTCTCATCATGTCGAATGCGTTTTTGAAGCCGTCGCTCGGCGAGGGCGGTGCGCCGGTGCTCGTTCGCGATCCGATCACCAAACTGCCGCTCGCGGCCGAAGGCGAAATGAAGCCGCTTTCGACCTATTGGCTGCGCCGCATCCGTGATCGCGATGTGATCGTGATCGATCGGTCAAAGCCTGCGCGCGAGGCCGCGCTGCCCGGCGCCAAATCCGAAAAATCCGATCAGCGCAAGCGCGGCTGATCTTTCCGCACGTTAAGACCGCCACGCCGCCGGCCTTGCCGGTGCAAGAGGAGTGATTCGCAATGTCGGTGTCGTTCAATGCCATTCCCGGCAATATCCTTGTCCCGTTCTTCTATGCCGAGATCAATTCCGGCGGCACGCCGTATGAGGGGCAGTCGCGCCTCTTGCTGGTCGGTCAGAAGATCGCCGCCGGCGCGGCGACGGCCGATGAGCCGATCGGCCCGATCCAGTCGGAAATGGAAGCCGATGCGCTTTTCGGCTCCGGATCGATGCTCGCGCATATGTATCGGATCGCCCGCCGCAATGCGCCGTTTCAGCCGATCTGGGCCTTGCCGCTTGCCGACCCGGCCGGCAACGCCGCAACCGGCACCCTGACCGTCACCGCGCCGGGCGTCACCGGCGCGGGCGTGTTGCACGTCATGGGGCGACGTCTCACCATTCAGGTCAACGCCGCCGACACGGCGGCCACGGTCGCCTCGGCGCTCGCCGCCGCGATCAACGCCGCGACGCTGCCGGCGACGGCCGCCGTCGGCGGCGCAGGTTCCGAGCATATCGTGACCGTCACCGCGCGGCATGTCGGCGCGCTCGGCAACGGTATCGATCTGTGGATTGCGACCGATGAGCCGAACGCGCTCGCCGGCAAGGTTGCGGTTGTCGCCATGTCCGGCGGCACCGGCGTCCCGGCGCTCGCGACCGGCCTCGCCAATCTCGGCGACGACGAGTACGATTTCGTCGCGGCTCCCTACGCCGACGCAAATTCGCTCAATGCGATTCGCGATTTTCTGGACGACGTGTCCGGTCGCTGGTCGCCGATCAGGCAGCTTTACGGCCACTACTTCACCGCGAATTTCGGCAATCTGTCCGCGCAGGTCACGCTCGGCAACGCCCGCAACGATCGGCACGTCTCGATCATGGCCTCGCAATCTTCGCCCTCGCCGGTTTGGGAATGGGCCGCCGCGCTCGGCGCCGTCGCCGCCGCGCATTTGTCCGATGCGCCGGAGTTGTCCCGCCCGCTGCAAACGCTGCAGCTGCTCGGCGTCCAGCCGCCGCGCGCGCGCTCGATGTGGTGGGATATCGACGACCGGCAGGCGCTCTATGTGGACGGCATGTCGGCCTATAAGGTGACGGTGGACGGCCGCGTGATCCTCGATCGCGTCGTCACGACCTATCGGCAGACGGATGCCGGCGTACCCGACGCCACGTTCCGCGACGTGGAAACGATGGCGCAATTGATGTTTCTCACGCGCTACATGCGCGCGGCGGTGTCGAACCGTCACGCGCGCCAGGCGCTCGCCGACGACAATCCGTTCAATCTGTCCGAGATCGCGACTCCCAAGTCCGTACGCAATACGATCATTCACGCCTATTACGATCTCGTTGCGCTCGGCGTGACCGAAAAGCCGGATCTGTTCGCGCAATATGTCGCAGTCGAGCGCGACGCCAACAACGCAACCCGTCTCAACGCCTATCTGCCGGTCGATGTGGTGAATCAGTTGCGCGTATTCGCGGCCAATATCACGGCGTTCCTGCAATACGAAACGCCGTCCGGCCAGATCGCGGTTTGATCCGCCCGCCGTTCCCGGCGCCGGCGCATATGCCGGTGCCGCTGTCATCCGAACGTTGTTAAGGAGGTTCCGCCATGGCGGACGATTGCTGCAATTCTTTCGGCGGGCGCATTTCGATCACGATCGACGGCGTTCGCTATGCGCCGACCGAAGCCGATATCACGCTCGATATCTCAAATCTGGAAATTTCGGCGCAGACCAATCAGGACGGTTCTCCGGCCTTTACCGCCAAGCCCAAGCTGTTTGCGGCCGAGGTTGCGTTCCGCAAACCGTGCGGCATCAAGTGGAACGACAAGATGCGTTTGTGCAAGATCGATGCGACGATCGAGGAGATCGACAACAATCGGACGCATCTGTTTACGGGCGCCCGTTTCACCGGCGCACCGCGCCTCAATCTGGCCTCGGGCGCGATCGAGGGGGTCAAGATCGAGGGTCCGCGCTATCAGGAACTCGATAGCTGACATCTCCGCCGGCAATCCCCGCAAGGGGTATCGGTCGCGCAGGCGAGCTATAGGCCGTAACGGGCCGGCCCGCGTCACCGGCCGGCCTGCGCGATCTTTTCTTAGGATCGACCATGAAAACCGTCACCGTTACGCTGAAAGAGCCGTTGCCCGGCCATCACGGCCCCATCGCGTCCCTGACCGTGCGCGAGCCGACCGCCGCCGAGTATTTTACAATCGGCGATCCGGTGGCGAGCGGCGAGCGCGACGGAGTGAAATTCACCACCATCAACGACGAAGCACTGTACGAGTATATCAAGCGGTGCGTCGATTGCGATCCGATATTAATCGGCAGGCTGTGCCTGATCGACGCCATCAAGGTCAAGCGGGCGGTCGTCGATTTTTTCGGCGACGCGCTTTCGGCCATGTGAACGTGGCCGATTGCGCCGATCTTCTGGTTTTCGATCTGAAATTCGATCCGGCGTCGGTCGGAGGAATGAGTCTGAGCGAGATCGATTATTGGCTCTCGCGCGCCGTCGCATGGGCTAAGCGCCGCAGAAAATCCTAGAGGGTGTTATGGCAAGGCGCGTTCTCGAGGCGCACGCCGTCATCTCGGCGACAGACGCGACCGGCGCGACGTTCGATCGCGTGGCGCAGAAGTTGCGCGCCTTGGCGACGGCCGCGAAGTCCGCGGGCGCCAACGCTCCGATCGCGGCGTTTGCCGATAAGGCGGATGCGGTCGGTCGTAAGCTGACTACGGTCGGACGCGGAATCACTTACGGTTTGACCTTGCCGACAATACTCGCCGGCAAGTCTGTGTATGACAATATCCGGCGTTTCGAGTTGGCGTCCAATAAGCTCGAGGCGTTCGGCGATTTGAGCAAGGATCAGGTCAAGCAGGCGCGCGAGACGGCGCGCATTCTCGGCAAGGATTACGCGTTCGGCCCCGCCGGCGTGCTGGAGGGCATGGTCGAGCAGATCAAGGCCGGGTTCGAGCCTCGCCATCTGCAGGCGATTCAGAAGCCGATTCTCGATTTTGCGACTCTCGCCGAAATCGACGTGCCGAAGGCCTCCGAGCTTGCGATTTTCTCGCTCGCCGGCTTCGGTAAGATGTACGACAAGACCGGCAAGATGCTGGAAGGGTCGGCGCTCAACAAGAATCTGCGCGAGATGGTCGATCTGTTCGCCATCCTGAACAAGGTGGCGCCGGGCGACATCAAGGGCATTTCCGAGACGTTCAAGTATTCCGCTGCGGCGGCCGCACAGTTGAATGTGTCGCCCGAGCAGCTTGGCGCGTTCACCGCCGTGTTGGCGCAGGCCGGCATTTTGGGGCCGGAGGCCGGCGTCGCCTTGCGCTCGATGATGGTGCGATTCTTGAAGCCGACGCGTCCGGCGCTTGCGTCGTTGTCGGCGCTCGGCATGAAGCTGGACGATTATGTGATCAAGAATCCGGCGTTGTTGAAACCGGAGGCGATCGCGTCGGCGATCGAGCAACAGACGGGCACATTGTCGCCGTCCGCCCGCGCCAATCTGGTGAAGAATATCGCGCGCCTCGATGGGTTGTCGGGCGAGGAGTTCGAAAAGGGTCTCATTTCCGCGATTCAGGGGACCGGGTCGGGATCGCTGGCCGACGCCGATATTGCAGGCAAGCTGGCGACGCGCATTCTCGGCACAGCTATCGAGAAGATCGATATCATGCGGTTTTTGCGCGATGCGGCGGCGAAAGCGCCGAATTTTGCGGCCTTCATGGCGCAGTTCATGGATCAGCGCCAAGCCGTACGCCTCGCAAATCTCGATAATGCGCGCGTCACTTACATGTTGGCCGAGATGGAGAAGGAATTGACCGCCGCGCGCGAGCGCGGCACGTCGGTTTCGCGCGAGATGGCGGCCACCATCAATTCCGGCCTGATCCAGTCTGAGAACATCCTTCGCGGATCGTGGCAGAATCTGTTGCAGGCGATGGCGGATTCCGGGGTGCTGGCGTCGCTCGCCAAGGGTATGGACGCGCTGGCCGCCGGTTTGAACAAGGTCGCCGAAATAAATCCGAGGCTGATCGAGATCGGCACCTATGCGGTTGCGGCGACGGCCGCGCTGGGGCCGCTGACTCTCGTGCTCGGCAAATTTGCCTCCGGCGTTGCCGGCCTCGCACGCCTGTTCGGCGTGTCGGCGTCGGCGGCCGCCGCCGGCGGCGCTGCGGTTGCCGCCGGAGGCGCCGGCGCGCTTGCGGGCGCCGCCGCGCTTACGGTGCCGGCCGGTATGGCCTATTCCGACACCGCCGGTTTTTCCGCGCGGCTGGCGTCGTATCTGCAGCAAATGGAGCGGCACGGCTTTTTGCCGGCGACGCAGACTTTTGCACCCGACAAGATGGCGCCGTTGACGATCGACGGCGTGCGCGCCGCGCTGCAATCCGCGCCGGTGGAGGCGCAGATCAAGGGTCAGGCCGACGTTAACGTCAAGGTCACGGTCGAGCCGGCGCCCGATTTCTGGACCAAGGTCAAATCGACCGTTTCCAACGCGATCGGCAATCTGCGCGTCAACGGCACGCCGGAAAGCGGCACTTCCGGATCGACGGGCCGCACTATGCCGGAAGCCGGCGCGGCGCCGTAACGAGTTAATCCGATCATGCAGTGCAGAGACTGGCTGTCGACTCTGTGGCCGGCCTCCTATCGGGGCTTTCAATTCTACTTCGAGAGCGACGATGAGGATGGCGGGCGCGGGATCGTCATTCATAAATTCCCACACCGCGACAGTCCTTATATCGAGGATTTGGGCGAGGAACCGCGCTTTTACGAGGGCGCGGCCTATGTGCATGGCGACGATGCCGATCGACTGGCCGCCGCCTTCGCCGCCGCGCTTGCCGCGCGCGGGCCGGCGACGCTGGTCGTGCCGCTTGCCGGCCCGGTCCTTGTGCATTGCCAGACGTTTCGCCGGCATCACGAGCGCGACAAGCTCGGCTATGCCGCGTTTCAGGTCAAGTTTGTGCGCGCCGGCGCGGGATCGGCGATCATCTCGATCCCGTTCCTGTCGCATCTCGTCCACGCCGCCGCCGATCGCGTGGCGGATGCGCTGGCCGGCACCCTGCCGTCGCAGGCCGCCGCCGCCGATTATGCGATCGACGCGGCGATCGAGCGTGCGGAATCGGCGGCCGCCGCGATCGACGCCGCGCGGCTCGCCTATGCCGCCGATCCGGAAGTGTCGGCCAGGGTGCGCGATCGGGTGTCCGCGATCGTGGACTATGCGCCGGCCTTGCTCGCGCCGGCGCCGCCGGAGGACGACGTGTCGGCCTTTCTCGCCCGCGCCGGTTTGTCGGCCGATTTTTCCGCCGGCGGCGGGCCGCCCGCGCTCGCGCACGCCATCGTTGCCGCGACGCGCGATCTCGGCGACGCGCTTGCACCGGAATCGGCCGCGCGCGCGATGGTCGAGCTTGCCGAAATCAACGCCGCCTCCGCACCCGCCTATCTTGCGCCCGCACCGGCGCAGGCCAGTGCCGATGCGCTCGCCCGCGTCGCCCGTCTCGCCGCGTTGACGGCTTTCTCCGAGGCCGTGATCCGGCGCGTCTACAAGAGTCGGCCTGACGGCGTCTCGGCGCGCGCCGAAGTGTCCGAGCGTTTCGAGCGCGAAATGGCGAACACGACCGGCGCCGAGAATGCCGCGCTTTACCTTGCGATCGCCGATCTGCAGGGCCGCGTCGCCGAATATCTCTCGCGCCTGATCAACGATCTGGCGCCGGTGATCGAGATCGAGGCGGCGCGGCAGATGCCGGCGCTGTATTGGGCGTGGCGGCTTTATGCAGACCCGCTGCGCGATCGCGAGATCGTCGATCGCAATCGCGTGCGGCATCCGGCTTTCGTGCCGGCGAAATTCGCGGCGCTGTCGAGGTGACGTGGGCTGACACGCAATGATGGGTCCGGAGATCGTTACGATCGCCGCCGGCGGAGCGGTATGGTCGGCCTTTGTCGATGCCGAGGTGCGCGCGGCCTATAACGAGGCGGCGCGATCCTTCCGTCTCACGGTGGCGGCCGAAGGCGGACCTTTCGTGACGGCCTGGGCGTTCAAGGCCGGTACGCCGGTCGATATCCTGTTTAACGGCGATCTGGTTTGTCGCGGCTACGTCGATCGCTATCAGCCGCGCTTGTCCGAACATGCGGAGGCGCGGATCGTCGTGTCGGGGCGCGGCAAAGGTCAGGATTTGATCGACTCCTCTGCCGACCATCCGACTGGGCAGTTCAAGAACAAGACGCCGGTCGAGATCATGCGGGAACTCGATCGCGCCGGCGTCGGCGTCGTTACCAATCGCCATCTCGAAAGGATAGAGAATTACCGTCTGACGCCCGGCGAGACGGTGTTTCGTTGCGGCGAAAAGCTGTGCCGCAAGCAACAAATGACGATCACCGGCGAGCCGGACGGCCGCATGCTCGTTACCAACGGGCTGCAGGGGATGCATGCCGGCGGGCTGATCGAGGGCGTCAATATCAAGGCGATCGAGGCAGATCACAATTGGAGCGGCCGGCATTCCAAGGTGATCGTGCGCGGCCAGCGCGCCATCGGGCACGGCAGGGACGCTATCGAAATCGAGGCTGTTTCGCAAGACGGCGCGATCGGGCGCAATCGCCCACTGATTCTTTTGCAAGACGACGACACGACTAAGAAGATCGCGAAGAAGCGCGCCGATCATCGTCGCGATCGTGAGGCCGGATCGGCGCTCAAGGCCAGCGTAACGGTGCAGGGATTTCGCGACGACGCCGGGAAAATCTGGCATCCGGGGTACGGCGTTTTCGTGGAGTCCCCGTTTGCGGATATCGCGCAAGTCATGCTGATCGAGAGCGTGACATTCACGCAATCGCGCGAGGCCGGAAGCCTGACCGCGCTCGGCCTTGTCGATCCGCGCGCCTACAAGGGTAAGGGCGGAAAGGGCGGCAAATCAGGCGGGGCGTGGCAAACCGACGCCGGCAAGGATTGATCATGGATTGGTGGGCGCCGGAAGGACGCGACGCGACGCTTGCAACCTTGCGGCGCGCGACGTTGCTTGAGGTTGACGATAGCGGCACGCAACAAATCATCAAGCGCATGCGCGGCCTTGCGGCCGAACAGCCTGAAGATGTGTACCGCGCGCAGCCGCACGGCTTCACCTCGCATCCGCCGGAGGGGTCTGAGGGACTCTTTCTTGCGCTGTCCGGCAGATCGGATCGCATGCTCGGCCTTGGTTTCGAGCATAAGGACCATCGGCCGAAAAGCCTGCCGGCCGGCGGCGCTGCGCTCTATGACGCGGGCGGCAAGATCATCAAGCTCATCAAGGATGAGAATGTATGGGACGCCGGCGGCAAGCCCGTCACGATCCGCAACGCGACGACGATCAAGATCGAGGCGACGGAATCCGTCGCGATCGGTGTCGATGGCCGATGGATTCGCATCCGGCCAGGCCGCGTTGATCTCGCGGTCAAGTCGGCAATCGAGGATGCGCCCTTCAAGGTTATGACGGAGTCCGGCCCGTCCGATGTTGTTTTTGCCCGTCTGGATTGAGGTTGAGTGATGGCCGATCCGTTGATCCGCGTATCCGAGGGCTGCGATCCCGATCCGTTTCTCTTGTGGGATTCGGTCTGGCAACCGCACGACGGTTGCGCCGATTGGGCGCTGGCCGAGGCCGACGAAACGTCGAACGTCGGCGGCCTGCGCGCGAAAGCCGCGCTCGCCACCGCCGTCACGCTGGCGCTGTTTACCGATCGCCGGATCGATCCCTCGCATCCTCTGTTCTATCTCGCCGACGGCGATCCGCGCGGCTGGTGGGGCGACGGCGTAGACGTGCGCGGCGATCTCGGCGAGTCCGAAATGGGATCGCATTTGTGGCTTCTGGAGCGCGCGCCGCTGACCGTGCAAGGCGTCTCGATCGCGCGATGGGCCGAGCAATTCGCCAACGAGGCGCTGGCGCCGCTTGTTGTGCAGGGCGCCGTCGTCCGCGTCGAGGCCGAGGCGACCGTTTACGAGATTCGCAACCGTCTCGATCTCTTGGTGCGGCTTTACGGCCGCGACGGCGCGATCGCGTTCGATCGTCGCTTTGATCTGATCTGGCAGCAAGTGGGCCGCTAAACCATGTTTCAAATCCCGTCGCTTGTCGATCTGGTCGCGCGCGCCCGCCGGTCCTTCCGCGCGCATTTGCCAGGATCGGATGCTTGGCTGTGGCCGAACAACATCAACCCGACCGCCAAGGTGATTGCCGGCATGACGCATGAGGCGTTCGGTTTCATCGATTACACGGCCAGGCAGAAATTCGCGCTCACGGCGGACTCGGAGAACCTCGATCTGCATGGCGAGGAGTTGGGGTTGGCGCGCCGCCCGGCACAGCCGGCGCGCGGCGCCGTGCGCATCTCGGCGCAAGGCGCGCTCACGGTCGCGCCGGGGGCCGTGTTCCGCCGCGCCGACGGTCAGGATTATCGCGCGCTCGTTGCGGGTCAGCGGTTGTCGGCCGGCGATCTCGATATCGATGTGGTTGCGATGTCGGACGGCAAGGCGACTTCGGCGATCGCCGGAACGCCGCTTGAAATCGTGTCCGGCGTGACCGGCGCGGCGCTTGCGGAGGTTGCGCCGTCGGGAATTGCGGGCGGCGCCGATATCGAGGACGATGAGTCCTTCCGCGCGCGCATCCTGTTTCGCAAGCGCTATCCGCCGCACGGAGGTTCTGCGGCCGATTATGTGATGTGGGCGCAGGCGGTGTCCGGGGTGACTCGTGTGTTCGTCGAAAGGTTGTGGCAGGGACCGGGTACGGTGCGGGTTTTCGTCCTGATGGACGATCTTTATGAGCACGGGCTTGCGCCGGAGGCCGAAATTGCGCGGGTCCGGGATCATATCGAGACATTGCGGCCGTCCGGCGCCATCGTGACGGTGTCCGCGCCTGCGGCGCATCCGGTTGACATCGAGATCGCCGGCCTGTCGCCGGACACATCCGCAATGCGTGCGACCGTGGTAGCGGAGTTGCGCGGCATGTTCCGTCGTCTGTCGCGCGTCGCCGGCTCCGATCAGCCGCACGGCGGCATGCCGTTTCTGGCGACGCCGGAGACGTTTTCGCGCTCGTGGATTTGGCAGGCCGTTGCGAACGCGGCCGGCGAGACGCGGCATGAGATTGCAAGCCCCGCAGGCGACGTTGGGATTTCTGCGGGGGCGATCGCGACATTGGGCAGCGTCACATTCGCGGGTGGGGCATGACCTGCGCGGGATCGCGGCCGGGGCCGTATCGATGCCCGACCGCCGGCGAGATCATGGAGTCCGCGCTCGCGCTTTTGCCGCGCGGCCGCGCATGGCAAAGTCAGGCCGGCGGCCCCGTCGCTCCGATCGACGGCGGCTTTGCCGACCATGCGTTCGATCCGGAGGCGTTCAGCGTGCGCGAGCGCAAGGGGTCGGTGCTGTGGCGATTCTGGCGATCGGTCGCCGACGTGTTCGCCTATCTCGCGCGCCGGACATGCGATTTGCGTCTTGAGTTCTGGTGCGCGACGCATCGCGAGACGCATGATTTGTGGCTGGCCGAATACGGCTTACCCGATCCGTGCGATCCGTTCCCCGATTTGTGCGCAAAAGTGGCGGCGCTCGGCGGCGCGCGTTGCGAGTATTTCAATGCCATCGTCGCGCGCGCCGGATGGACGGTCGATTGCGTCGATTGGACGCGCGCCTGCGGCTCGCAGACGGGTTGCGCCCGCGCCGGCAACGCCCGCGCCGGCACCGCGCGCGGCGCCAGACTGACATTGGTCGTGCATCTGGCGGAAAGCCCGGCATTCGAGGCGCGCGTCCGCCATGCGCCGCCGTTGGCGGGCCGGCTGCGGGCCGGCAACGCCATTACGTGTCCGGAGCCGGAGGATATTTCGGCCCTAAAATGTTTGATAAACCGCATCGCGCCGGCGCATGTCGAGATCGATTATGTGACGGTCTGAGAGGAACGAGCATATGACTGATATTCTTGGTCCGGCCAACGCAAATGCCGTCACCGTTCGGCCCGCGCGTTCGATCGTGCGCGGATCGACGGCGACGTGGTTTCGCGACTGTTCGTCGCCGTTGTCCGAGGACGGCACGCCGATCGGCGCCGATTTTCTCAACGACGTGCTCGCGCAGTTGCGCGTTGCGATCTCCTCCGCCGACATTTTGGCGGACGGCAACGACGATATGCTGTGGCGCGCGATGCAGGCGATCGCCGTTCGCTATGCGCCCGACACCGGCGCGCCTGACAATCTCGTTGCGTCTTTTTCGCCGCCGGTGCGCACGCTCTATGACGGTCTGTTGCTCGGTGTGAAGGTCGCCGCGACCAATACGGGCGCCGCGACGATCGCGTGCAACGGTTTGCCGCCCGCGCCGATTCGCCGGCGCAACGGCGCCGCACTTGCGGCCGGCGACCTGATCGCCGGGCAATATGCGTTGCTGGCTTATCTCGGCGGTGTTTTTCAGCATATCGCTCTGTCCGCCACCGAAGGCGGTAACTGGTTCAAAATTCCGTATGTGGAGGCGACCGGAACGGCAACCGATCTGGTCGCGGCGTTCACTCCGGCTATTGTCGGTATTGGGGATGGCACTTTTGTGTCAATTAAATTGCCAGCAAACATCAACCTTGCCAATGCAACCACGCTCAATGTGAACGGTTTGGGAGCGGTTCCGGTTCGCAATGCGGCCGGATTCGCGAGCGGTTATGCGTTTGCTGGCGACGTGGTGACGCTGGAATACGTTACCAACCAGTGGCGTGTTGTCGCCGGGTTGGTCGCTCCAAATTCCGGCTATTATCCGATCATTGGCGGGTATTTCGCGGGGGTAGCGATCGGAGGTACGTTCCCGTGGCTTGGTGGCACGTCTCCGACTACGTTCACGTTTGCAACGCCGCAACCTGATACAAACTATGCAATTCTCGGTTCGGTGCAAGGCGCGTACACCGTGAAAGACACCTTGCCTGACGGAAGCCAATCCGATCGTCTGATTGTCGCCGGTCGTCCGTTATATGCGGTATCTAAGACTATAAACAGCTTTAACGTCATCTTTGATGTTGCCGGCGATGGCGGATCGTCTTTCGTCGGTCAAGCGAACCCCGAGAATATCAGTTTCGCGATTATTCGCACCGCTTAGTGGCGCGTCTCGTCGCCGTAGCCCGCGCGTTCCTTGCGCGCCGGCGCGTTTTCCGATCTTTCGCCGGCGCCTGCGCGCCAGATTCCCACATATTGAGAGTGTGCGATGCCAATCGAGATCAGGCACAAGAAGGTTTCGACGGCGCTGGATAGCGACCGCGCCGATCAGGTGCAGCCGTCCAATTGGAACGATTCGCATCACGTCGCGATGACGGGCGCGCTCGCGGCGCTCGATCAGGTGGCGCCGAGCGCGAATGTGTTTCCGGTTTTCACCTCGCCCACGTCGGCCGAGGCGCAGCCTGTGACGGCCTTTCTGCGCACGCTGATGACCGTCGCGGATTCCGCCGCGTTCCGCGCCGCGATCGGCGCGGCGGCCACGGCCGATCTCTCCGGCCTCGCGCCGATCGACAGTCCGGCATTGACCGGCACGCCGACCGCGCCGACCGCCGCCGTTGCGGACAGTTCCGCGCGCCTCGCCACGACCGCATTCGTTCACGCCGCGCTCGCCGATCTGGTCGGGGCGGCGCCTGCGGCGCTCGATACGCTGGCGGAATTGTCCGCCGCGCTCGGCGACGATCCGGATTTCGCCGCAACGATCTTGGGCGCGCTCGGCGACAAGCTGGATTTGTCGGCGGTGTCGGCGTTCATGCTGTCGCTGCTCGGCGCCGCCGACGCCGCCGCCGCGCGCTCGGCGCTGGCCCTCGGTACGGCGGCTTTGCTCAATGCCGGCACGGCCGCCGGAAATCTTGTGCAGCTTGACGCCGGCGGTAAGCTGCCGGGCGTTGACGGATCGCAATTGATCAACCTGCCGCCCGCCGGCGGCATCCCGGTCGGTACGACGATCTGGGTCAACGGCACCGCCGCGCCGGCCGGATTTCTGAAAGAGAATGGGGCCTTGGTGTCGCGCGGTGATTTTTCCGCCTTGTGGGCTTATGCGCAGGCATCCGGGCGAGTCGTGTCCGAGGCGGCATGGGCCGCCGGCGATTGGGGCGCGTTTTCGTCCGGCGACGGATCGACGACGTTCCGCATCCCCGACAGTCGCGGCGAATTCGTGCGCGGGCTCGATGACGGGCGCGGCGTCGATAGTGGTCGATTGTTGGGCGCGAGGCAGGCGGATGAATTGCGGTCGCACGATCACACTGCATCGTCGTCCGTTAGCTACAGTAACGGCGTCCCCGTCAAGAATGATACATGGGGCACATATGGATATATATTCGGGGGGGATAGATATATGGACCCAACAAACGTGTCCGTTTCCACCACCATCGGCAACACGGGCGGCGCCGAGACGCGCCCGCGCAACGTGTCCAAGCTTGCCTGCATCAAATATTGAGGGGGAAGTGGATGCAAATCTATCGTTACGATCACGTCACCGGCGTTTATCTCGGCGATGGTGTGGCCGACCCTCATCCGTTCCGCGTCGGTGAGTTTCTTTTGCCGGCCTTTGCAACGCCGGTGCCGCCGCCTGCGGTCGCAGTCGGCGAGCGCGCCCGCTATTCGGCCGGTGTTTGGATCGTCGAGCCGATCCCGCCGCTCGATCAGCAGGAGCCATCGGCGCCCGAGACGGCGGCCGAACTTGTGGCTTACGCCGCGTTGCGCAGGTGGTTGAAAGAGGTGTCCGGCGTAACCGTTTCTGGCATTTCCGTTGCGACCGACGATCGGTCAAAGATCATGATCATCGGCGCGCGCGTCGCGGCCGAGGCGGACGCGAATTGGCAAACGACATGGATCGGCGCCAATGGAGATGCCTATCCCGTCGATGCGTCGGCGATGATTGCGATCTCGGCCGCCGTGCAGGCGCATGTCAATGCCTGTTTCGTGACGTTCGCGGCGTTGCGGGCCGGCATTCTCGCCGGAGAGGTAACGACCGCCGCCGAGATCGATGCCGCTTTTGCTGGCCTGACAACCGCCTATTGATCCGCGCCGGCGCCGGCCGGCCCCTCATAGAACGGGTGCATGATGCGACGCTTGATCGCCACGGCTTGCTTTGTCCTGATTTCCGGCAGCGCCTATGCCGATTCCTACTATCGCGGAATGGTTTTCGCCGAGGCCGCGCGCACCGGCGTGCCGCCGACGATCGCTGTTGCCGTCGTGCGGGTTGAAAGCAATTTCAATCCGCGCGCGCGTGGCCGGGCCGGCGAATGGGGCTTGATGCAGATCAAGTGCCAGACGGCGCGCGGCGTCGGCTTTTCCGGCCGCTGCGCCGCGCTCGCCGATCCGCAAACCAATGTCACCTATGGGATGCGCTATCTCGCGCTCGCGCTCAAGCGCGGTGGCCCCGGCTGCGCCGGCGTGTCGCTCTATCAATCCGGAATTTATGCCCGCCCGCGTTGCAGTCCTTATGGCCGCCGCGTGATGGCGATGATCGGTGGCTAATCGTGCGCGACTGTCAATGGCCAGATTGCCGCTTTTATTGCGGTGCCCCGTGTCCGCGCGATCCCTTTGACGCCGAGATCGTGCGCGCGCCGCGCGCCGCGTGGCTCGCTGCCCTTGCTGCGGTCGCCTGCATTCTCGCGCTGATCGCCGTCGCGCATTTCCTCTGAGGCATCCCATGCAAATCGAGATAAGGAATCATCGCGTCCATGTGGACGGCAAGCCCGTCCCGTTCCGCCAAACGCCGAACACGCCTCGCCGCACGATCGCCGTTGAGGGGATCGTCTTGCATGACACGGCCGGGCATTTGAAGGGCACCGACTCGGTTGACTGGCTTTGCAATCCCGCCGCCAAGGCGTCGGCGAATGTGGTTGTGATGCGCGATGGCTCGATCGTGCAGCTTGCGCCACTCAATATGGTGACGTGGCATGCGGGTGTCTCGAATTACAAGGGGCGCACAAACTGCAACGCCTTCACGACCGGGATCGAGATCGTCAATCCCGGCCGCATGGTGCGATATCAGTCTGGCTACAGCAATAACACGGCCGAGCCGCATAAGGGGGTCAAGGTATCCGGCGACCTTGACGTTAAGCGCGTCAAGACGAAAGAGCACGGCGACGGGTATTGGCTCGCCTATACCGATGCACAGATCGAGACGGTCACGGAATTGTGCCGCGCGATCGTTGCCGAATACGGCTCGCATTTCATCGCCGCGCATTATGAGATCGCGCCGCGCCGCAAGGTGGACGTGAATCCGCGCTTTCCGCTTGAGGAATTGCGCCGCAACGTGTTCAACGCACGCGCCGCCAGCTTTGCGTCCGACCAGCGCCCGCAGAACGAAGTCGGCGAGGGCGCGATCGCGGCCGGGCCGGATGCCAGCTTTGAGCGCGACGATTTCGGCCTCGCCGACAAGGCGGCCGAGGCGGCGCCGTCGCTTGCCTCGCGCGCTTGGTCCGGCTTTGTCGGCTTCATCAAAAACCGCTTCGCCCTGACCGGCCTGACCGGCGCCGGCGGCGCCGGCATCATGTCAACGCTCGGCGACGCTTTGCGCGAGCCGGTGACGTGGCTGGCGATCCTCTCGATCGTCGTGATCGGTCTTATCGCTTATCTCATCTATGACAGGGCGATCCGAAAATGATCGGAACGGCATGGACCGCGTTTCGCGGACTGTCGGCGCTCGCGCAATTGCTCGCGATCGCCGGCCTCATCGCCTCGCTTTGGGGGGCGTGGCTCATTCACAAGCACGGGCTGATCGAGCAGGGCCGCGAGCGCGAGCGCGCGGCGGTGCAGCGCCAGAATGACGCCGCCAACGCGCGCGGCGCCAGGGTGATGGGCGAGATCGAGGCTTGCTATGAATCGGGAAGGGAATGGGATGCGGTCAATTCGCGTTGCATTGATTAGCGCCTGCGCGCTCGCGCTCGCCGGGTGTTCTCTTTTCGGCGAAAAGGAAAAGCCGCCGGCGTCGGTCGATGGTGCCTGCAAGTCGGCGCCGAAACCGGCTTTCGCTTATCGCGGTAAGGCGCGCGAGGATCAACGCTATATCGACAGGTCGATCGCGTTCGGCGTGCATGTCTGCAAATTCCCGCCTCCGCAACCGCGCCCGGCGGCATGGGATGGTCCGACGCACAGCGTCGCCGGCAAGAAAATTCCGGTTCCGGTGCCGCACAAGGCTACGTTTCGCGAAAGGTTCGGGAAATGGACGGCGCGGTAACGTGGCCGCAATTGGCTTTCATCGTGTCGTGCATCCTCGGCGCCGGCGGAATCGTCGCCGCGATCGTCATTCGCGCGCTTATGCTTCTGTGGCGCATGCAGCGCGAGCATGATGCATTCAAGACGAAAGTGGCCGAAACCTATGCGCCGCTCGCGGCGCTCTACAAGGTCGAGGCGCGGATCGCCGACGAAATGCGCGAGTTGCGCAAGGGTTTTGATGATGGGTTCGGTCGCGTAATCGAGATCATGAAAACCCTTGCGTCGCGCCGCCGTTCCGCAGGCGATTGATCTCACGCCGCCGGCTGATCGTCGGCGGCTCTTTTTTGAAAATCAGAGGTTGTCATGACTGGTCGCGTCTTTCGCGCGCTGGCGCCGCTGGCGCTTGCGCTTGTCTTGTCCGTTGTCGGCATGCTGTTGGCCGGCGTCTATGCGCGCGCGGCCGAGGCTCCGATCGTGCGCAAATCGTCCGGCGTGCATGTCGCGTTCTTGTGCGGCCTATTCAGCGGCAATGCGTGCGGCCTGACCGAGATCGCCGCCAAAGCCGAGGCGCGCGGCTGGTCGGCGTCCGTGCATTCGCATTGGGCCGATCCGGTTGCGATAGCCGCGCAATACGGCAAGGCGCGGCTTGCGTTGGTCGGCCATTCCGCCGGCGCCGATCGCATTCTCAACCGCGCCGATCTCGCCGGCGCGCGCGTTGCAATCTCGATCGATCCGACGATCGCCAATGGCGGGGCGCCGGATCGTGTACCGGCCTATAATTTCTACAATCCAAGCAATTTGCGCTTGATCTGTTGCGGCGGAGCGCGCGTCGCCGGCGCGCACAGCAATATGATCGTCCGGGCGCCGCATGTCACCATGCCCCGCGACCGTGCATTGCAGGATCGAGTGATCTATCTGATCGAAAAGGCGGTGCGCTGAAATGTCTGATCGCGATAGGGTGTTGAGCGAGACCGTTGCCGCGCTCAAGGAATACGGATCTGGACGCAAGGCCGCCAAGGCGCTCGGCATTCCGCGATCGACATTCATGGGCCGGCTGAAAGCCGCAGCTAAGGCCGGCAAGCTCGGCTTTAAGCCGGTGCTACCGGGATTTGAGATCAAGCAAACATCGGCGCAGCTTGGCGCCGCCGGCGAGGTGCAGCGCGAGTGGGTGCAACAGCGGCCGGAAAGCGGCCCTGCTTTCGACGTTCCGGAGGGTCACTCGATTCGGGGCGTGTCGGCGCTGGTCGATCCGGACGGCGGAATCCGTCAGCAATGGATCAAGACGTGGCGCGACGAAACGGCGGCGAGCGTGATCGAGGCCGCGAAGTCGGCTTTTGCCAGGCACAGGCCGTTGCGTCGGATCGCCGCGCCGCGCCGGATCGAGCGCGGGCTGTTGAACGTCTATCCGATCGCGGACCAGCATCTCGGGTTGCTGTCTTGGGGGCGCGAGACGGGCGAGGCTTACGATCTGAGAATCGGCGTCGCCCGCCTGCGCGCCTGCATGGCGCGCCTGGTCGGGCAATCGCCGCCCGCCGCCCGCGCCTTGATTCTCAATCTCGGCGACTGGCAGCATGCTGACGACCAACGCAATATGACGCCGCGCTCCGGCAACGTGCTGGACGTGGACGGCCGCTATTTCAAGGTTCTGGTCGCGGGCGTCGATCTGATGGTCGATTGCATCGCGCTCGCGCTGCGCAAGCACGCCGAGGTGATCGTCGCCAATCTGCCGGGCAACCACGATCCGCACTCCTCGCGTGCGCTGACGATCGCGCTTGCCGCACATTTCCGCAACAATCCGCGCGTCGAGATCGTCGTCGATCCGAGCGAGTTTTTCTTTTACCGTTTCGGCGCGACGCTGATCGGCGCCAATCACGGCCACAAGATGCGGCCGGACAGAATGGCGATGACGATGGCCGTCCTGCGGCGGGAGGATTGGGGCAAGACGCGTTTTCACGTGTTCTATTTCGGCCATATCCATCATGAGACGCTGAAGGAAGTCGGAGACGTGCGGGTGGAAAGCTTCCGCACGATCGCGGCCAAGGACGCGCATGCGGCGTCCAGCGGTTACGTGTCCGGCCAGTCGCTCACCTCGATCACACATCACGTCCGCGACGGCGAGATCGCGCGCAGCCGCGTCAACGTGATTTTGCCGCCACCGCGCGCATGACGACGGTGGCCTATCGCGCCGGCACGATGGCGTGCGATTCGTGCTGGACGGCCGGAGACGGCGGGATCGATTCGCTGGCGAGCAAAATCCGTCGCCTCAAATCCGGCGCCCTGCTCGGCGCCGCCGGCGACAACGACTCGCGGCCGCTGGAACGCCTGCTCGATCGCGTCGCGACGCCGGCGCGGATGCCGCCGTTCGAGACGCTGATTGCGATCCGCCGCGAATTTTGCGGCCTGCTTGTCCTGCCCTGCGGCGCGGTGTTCAAGGTGGCAACCGCGCTTTTGCCGCCGGAAAATTGGAATGCCGATTTTTCCGACGATATCGGCGTCTGGCCCATTCATGCGCCCTTTGCGGCGGTCGGCTCCGGCGCGGCTTACGCGCTCGGCGCGATGGCCGCCGGCGCCGATCCGCGCGATGCCGTCTCGATCGCCTGCGGCTTCGATCCGCATTCCCGCCCGCCCGTTCATTTTGAGGTGTTGCACCATGGCAAAACGAATCGATGATACAAATCCGAAGGATCGCCTCGGCGTGAAGAAGCCGCCGCTGTCTTTGGTGCCGATGTCGGCGCTGATCTATGAGTCGCTCGCATTCGCGGAAGGCGCGCGCAAATACGGCGAGTTCAATTGGCGCCGCAAGGCCGTCCGTCGGCGCGTGTATCTGGAAGCGATCCTGCGCCATGCGATCGCCGCGCTCGCCGGCGAGGATATCGATCCGGATAGCGATCTGCGCATTCCGCACGAGGCCAAAATCCGCGCGTGCTGCGGCATCATCCTTGATGCGAAAGAAGCCGGCAACCTGATCGACGATCGTTTCGAGAAGGACTCGGCCGCCGCGTTGCTCGCGCAATACACGGCCGGCGACTATCACGCGGCCGCCGCGTTGCTCTCGCGCTCGCCGGCGCGGATGCTCGGCGAGATCGCCGCCGAAGTCGAGGCCGCCAAAAAGAAAGCGGCCCGCAAGAGGCGGGCCGCGCGCAAGGGCCGTCGGCGGTCGGCTTAGGTCGCCTCTGTTTTCGCCGCGAGATACCTTGCGACCGTTTCTTGCGCCTCTGGCCCGGCGCATTGCAGACAATATCGATCGCGTTGCCAAGTTGCAGGTGTCGGTGTGCTCGCCTTCGACGTAAAAGTCGCCGGGCGCAAGTTTTGTCTGGCATCGTCCGCCGTTGGATTTGCCACGCCAATAATCGCATCGTCCCGGCTTGCGGACACGCCGGATTGCTTCGCCGTTGAGCCATCCGCCCTCTACTGTCAGCGCCATAGCATGCGTCTCCATTTTATAAGGTTGGGTCTAATCGATCCAAGCTTTCGGAACATTGAGGGCTTGCGCCATTTTCTCGGCCACCTCATCGGATGGCGCGCGTCGGCCGCTTTCGATGTCTGAAAGCGTCCCCTGCGAAATGCCGATTTTTTCGGCAAGCTCGATTTGTGTGAGCTTCCGCCATTTGCGGATCGCCGCGCGCGATTTTTCTCCTGTCAGGATCGCCGCCGTCACCTCTGCAGGCAATGCGCCGTGCGCTTGGCTGATCAACGCGGTTTTGCGCGCGAGATACATCGCGGCGTCTGCCGTATCCTCGGCCGCCTCATCTGCGCGCGCCTTGGCGGCTTGCACAAGTGCGTCATATTCCGCCTTGGGGATGACGATCATTTCCTCGCCGGCGGGGCTTGTGATGGTTTGCGGTGTCAT